CGACTGTTCTGTGCTCGGAGTGATGCTTGCGGTTTCAACGGAAGTCGGAACAACGGGATTGTCCGGCCCCATGAGCCCCGCAGTGAAGGAAGGATCGAAATCACTGGCGGCGGTCGGGTTGAAGAACGCACGGTTGATGTCTGCCTGTGCAATTTCAACAGGAGGACGCGCCGCCGTCTGCATGCCGGGCGTGAATGTCTGGCTTTCGACCGCAGTCGGCACTACCGGATTCTGCGGAGACATCATTGCCTCAGTGAATGCCGGGTCCATTTGGCCGTCAGCCGTCACGTTGAAAAAGCCGCGCGCCACATCTGCCTGAGAGATTTGCGGCGCAACTGCAGCGATCTGAGGTCCGAATCTGTCAGCCGGCGCGGCGAAGTCGCCACCCATCGGCCCGGCTGCGGCCATGTCGGCAAACCCGCTTACTGGCGTTCCCGCGAACAGACCCTTGCTTGGTGTGTTGTCGACAGGAGCCTGGACCGGCTTCGCCGCGGCCATATCCGACCACGTTTCCACAGTCGGCGTATAGACCGGGCCAACGCCGTTTATGACGCCCCACTCGCCCGGCACGCTTTCTTGCGGGGCAGCCACATCGGCCGGCTGCGCGGCTGTCACTACATCGTTCTGAGGAGCGAATAGAGAGCCGAATGGAGCCACGTCTGGAAGGTTGGACATAGCGACCGCTTCCCGCGACGAAACGGGATTGGCGAGGCCTGAGAACCCATCTATAGCTTGCGCCTGGGCGGAGAGAGCGAAGGGGTCGTCATTTGGCCCATACGGAACGGGAATGCCACCGCTCGGAATGCCTTCCGCCGTGACATTAACGTCATCAACGGGCTCCTGCCCCGGAGCAAGCCCGTGGAAGTGAACGCTATCCCCGATGCCGAGCTTCACGGCGCCGGCCTCAATCATGGGGTTGATCCATGACGCGAGGTTGCTGGCATCGGAAAAGTTCGGGTTCGCGTAGGACAGCGCCCCGTCGATTTCGGAGTCCGCCCCCTGGGCCAGATCCGCAATTCGCCCGGCAACTGCGGACTGCACGGCCTGCGATGCCTTGGGAGCCTCTTGAACCGAGCCGTAAGGGTCTAGCCGCGCCGGCCCGGTGATCTTGGAAAACTGACGGCTCTGGTTTGCAACACCTGTAATCGTGTCGGGGTATGAATCAGACGCAACGCGGTTGACCATCGTGTCGACAACGGCGTTCACCATCCGTGAATATTCTTCCGGGTCAGTCCGTGCTATTGAAGCAGGCACTTCTGTCGCGACGACGCGTGAGATGTAGTCTATATCTCGTTGCGTCAGATATACGTCAGCCATTCATCACCTTGGGTGCGAAATGATTAGGGTTCTCGGAATTTGGATGCTTCTGGTGGGCGCCGCGATAGCCGCGCCAAAGGTAGGTGAGCATGTCGGAAAACTCGGCCCGAGCGGGGCAGAGCAAGAACCGGCTTTTCTGCTTACTGATGAATATCGGCCCGACTTTAAGGCGTCCGAAAAGTGCGCTATCAAATCGGCTGATGGCGACGTCGTCTATATTGGCAAGAAGGCCGTTTACGCCGATGACAAAAAGCAGGGCGTCGTCGTCCTGCTTGATGAGTTCGCGAGGCGGTATGCTCTCGATTACTGTTGGCAGTAGCTAGAGGATGAAGTCGGCCTCAGTGAGGTTGATTTCGCCATCAATCTTGATTGCTAGGTCGGTATCCATATCGCCATCTGCGTCGGCAATCACATAAGTGTCGCCATCGAGAACAGTCCAAGCCACTTCCGGCCCGGCTCCAGTGTAAGCGCCCTGCCCGATGAAATCGAAGTCCGCGATCGTCGCCAACGCGATCTTCTCGCCGTGGGCAAAGCCAAGGATCGTGTCGATGGCGTCAAGAGTGCTCTCGCTTGCGGCAAGGTAGACGTATTTGTCGTTGCCCGCTCCGCCCATCAGGAAATCAGCGCCACCAGCCCCATAGAGCGTGTCTTTGCCGGCATACCCCATGAGGCCATCCGCGAGATCGGCGCCGTTAATCTTGTCGTTCCCTGACAACATCGTTGCGAGAAGCTTCTGATCGTCAGATGTCCCCATAGTCGATGCCGCTTTGACGAATGCCTTCACTCCAATTTCGAACCCCGTGAAGCTGACGGCTTGGTTCATGTCGCCATCATAGACGAAGTATTTTTCGACCGTTCCAGCCTTCGGGGTGCCATTCGCGGCATACTTGAACCCCTCTCCCCGGAAATCGGCAAACCCGTCTCCGAGATCGAGGACATACATTTTCTTGCTCGACACAACTTCCGTCCCGCTGAAAAGGACGCTGTAACTGATCGTGCTCATATCCGTGAAAAACCCGTCACGGACTTGATACGTGGCCATCTCGATACCTCCCGGTTGAAAGCGGGAAGACTCTCACGGCATTCGCGATCTGGCAAGCGCGGCGCTCTTCACAAATCTCCGTGGTTGAGGCATGGTGCGGGGATGCAAGATCCTGATCTCCGCGCCGCCAAATTTGGCTTATTCTGCAGTAACGCCGTTCTGCTCAGCGCCGCCCTCGCCTATGGTTATTGGGCTGGCGGCGACCGCTACCATTTTGAATGGGATTGGTCAGCCACCGTGACGCACGTCCTGTTCGTCGCCCTACTGAGCTGGATGCTCATCCCGAGCACGCGTCTTGATGATGGACATCTCGACGACACGGGCAACAGCTTCGCGCTGCGCCTGGGAAAGGCTACGAAGCGTTGCCTGCGCCGCCTGAAGCTGCGCCTGTGAGCCGCCGGCACGGATAAGCTCATCAAGCGCCTGAATGCCCTGCTGCACGCCCTTATCCGCCATGTGTTTTGCGCCGAGGCCGGCAAGCGAAGGAATTCCAAGCGCTGGATTTGTCATGGCGCCGCCAACGCCGAGAGCGGCCATGAGGCCATTGCCCTGCGGGGATAGCTTGCCAAGGAGACGAAGTGCGTTTTGCGTCGGCGTGCCGCGCACGATTTCGTCGAGCGCCTTCTTCTCATCCACTGACCATGCAATCTTCGACGAAGAAGTCGGGTCGATCATCCGGCGTAGGTTCTGACGAGTAGCATTTTCGACATTCCCACCGGAACCGGTCGAAGCTGCGCGGAGGGACGCGGACTCGATTGCATCAACGAGCTTCTCATTTTTGCGTACCCTGGTCCAAAGTTTACGAGCATTTTTCAAGGAAGAGAGGCCAGCCGCCTTGTTACCCATGACTACATCGGTGGCATTTAGCCCATTCATGAAATCATCGATTTCCTTGACGACGATTTGCGAGGCGGCGTTCTGGGAAGGGTTCGTCGTGGTATACGCGTTTTTTGCCACTCGGCGGAGGATATCAAGCCCCTTCAGAGTAACGTTCCCCTGCGAAATGCGGTCTATTTCGTCAAGGGCCGCCTTTACGCCGGGCTGGTTCTGCGGGTGATAGCCAAAATCGGTAAGCTTCTGCTGGACGCTCTGGCGAAGCCGTTGCACGCTCTGCGGGTTGACGATGACGCCAGCGTTATCGGCTGCCGTATAGGCGTCGTCCGCGGCTTCCTTGAGTTTTTCCAGGCTTGGCACCCTTGACGCCGTCTGTGCTGGCAGGACTTTCGATGCTACCTTGCTGACCGCGTCGCCAATGACAGACCCGATCGGAGCCGCTATCGCCCCGGTGATAGCCCCCGTCTTTACATCCTTATCATTGCCGAGCGCATCAAGCGTGCCGTAGACCGCCCCCTCTGGAGCCATGAGGCCGGCACGAGCGAGAACGCCCTTGACGCCAGTCATAGTGCCAGTTCCGAGGCGTCCCGCGAGAGTGGCGCCTGAATTGGCGAGCGTAGAGCCCGTGACGACAGCGCCGGCTATTTCTGTTGGGAGTGCAGCGTTTCGCGCCCTATCGCGGGCGGCTTGGGTCTGATCTCTTTCCTTGGCGAGATTTTCCTCAAACTTATCGTCACCAAGCGTTGATTTGACCAGCATGTCGCCAACGGCCGCCGCTGGGTTGACGATGTTCAGAGCGGCCTTTGCCTTGTCGATAATCCCTTCTTCCTGAGAAGGAGACGAGACTGCGCGCATCTTGTCGCCAAAACCCATCGTGGCGCCGCTTTCGAGCAGCCGTCCAACATCCTGACCAGCTTGGACGGCTTGAGAGTACCATGGCTTTTGGTCGTAGGCCTCTTGGCGCCCTGCCGCCGTCTGTTCCGCCACGGCGGCATCATCAGCCATGCGCCGATCAGCGCCAAGTTGCGTTTCAGGCTGCTGCTGCCCTACCGGCGTCTCTGCAGGCTGTGCGCTCTTGAGACGAATGATCTCGTCGGCAAGCGCACGCGCCGCGGCATCATCGCCCGCCTTGTCGGCGTTGACCAGCGCGTCCTGAAGCTGTTCGAGTGTCGCCATTATTTGGTCCGATACTTCTCGACAAGGCTCTCGACATTTGGGTTATCGGCGGGCTGCTTGCCGTAATCCATGTTTCCTGCGGCGACGGCCTCGAGTTTTTTGAGACCATCCTGAACGGCACTATTAAACTCATCAAGCGCCGCTTTGAAATCTTCTGGGCTCTGCGAGCGATTGAGACGAGCCATGGCTTTTTCCGCCCGCTGACCTTCGTAGTCGGTGATCTGGCCGCCACCGCGAAGCATTTCGCGCGCCTGGAGGAATGACTGCCCAGTAAGCATTTCAATCCTGGATTCGACGCGGGCGGTTCCGGGAAACAATGTGGGTAGGTTGCTATCGATGCTACCCAAAGCGTCAGGCAGTGATTTGTCATCCTTGATCTGCTGAATTTGATCAGAGACAATTCTCGCTGTGGTGCGTGCGGATGGGAGGGCGGCCTTGATGGCCCCGATCTCCTTGCCGATCGTCTCTTGCTCGATCTTGCCAGCAACATCCTTCGGAAGGCTCTTGATGATGTCGCCAGTCTTCTTATCCTGCACACCGGTAGTGGTGCCCTGGTCAATATTATTGACCCCTGGGAGAGGCTCCATATCCGCAGGCGTCGGCAAAATCTTGAATGACGCATCAGTGCCGGGAACGCCGAGTTTGTACTTCCCGTCCTTATCCTTGAACCAAACAGGCTGGAGACCGTATTTAGCGCTATCCTCTGTGGTCATGCCCTCGGGCGGAGCGATCCACTCCTTGGTATCAGCGTCGTAAATGCCGTTCTTAGTGGAGATCAGATTGCGCTTCTTCTCTGTCGGCGTGGAATAGTCCCCCACGACGGAATTTTCGCCGGTTGTCTCGTCAAGCTTGACGATTTTGCCATCTACCGTCATGAATTTCGGCTTGGCAAACCGGTTTTTGAGCGCTTCGTTCGCGTATGTCTTCATCATGTCGGTTGACATGGTGTCGAAGTTTTCGCCGGGATACTGAGACTTGAGCCATTCCCGCGTCTTGTTCTCGACTGCCTTGACTTCGGACTTTTCTTTCTGGGCCGCCATGACGGTCGATGCATTTTGCAAGCCAGTGCCGAGGCCGGTCCCGAGGTTCGAGCCCTGCATGATCCCGCCGCCCAACGCCATGAGCATTTCTGGGGTGAGAGTATCGTTTCCAAACATGGTTACACTCCGCGGCTACGGATGAAGGCGAGGACTTCCGGCGGAATGTCGCCGAGAAGGCTCTGCTGTTGCGGTTTCTGCCCCTGTTGCATGGGCTGCATCTGGCCGGCAAGGAGACCCATCTGCGGCATCTGCATTTGCTGTGCCTGCTGCTGCATGGGCTGCTGTGCCATCATGGGTGCCATACGGTGATCCGGGTGCGATGGGTCAAACGGCCCTGGCCCGGTCCCTGGGTTATTGCCCCCGCCTTGATTATTGTTATTGCCGCCACCGTTGTTATTATTCCCGCCGCCATTATGGCCGCCGAAGTTGAAGGGCTTCGTCGATGTCGGATCATATGTGTTGCGGAAGTCCTTCTTCCACGCCCCTAACCCGCCGCCGAAGCTCCCGGAAAGCTGGTTTGCGAGCGCTCTCAACTGGCCCGGCTGGAACGCAGGCAAGCGATTGCCCCCGCCGCGATGGTTGTTGTTGCCATTGTCAACCGGCTTCGGGATGGGGTTGTTTATGTCTGGAGCGTAGGCCATTCGATCGTCTCCTTACATCATCCCGCCGAGCAGGCCGGCCGCGCCGAGGCCGCCGCCGAGTAGCATCTGTAGCGTTGATGGGGTCGTTGTGGTCGATTGCCCTGTCGGCGCGCCGCTGAGCAGCGAGGCATATTGCTGGAGGTGATTGAACGGGTTCTTCGCATCCTTGATGCGGAGCTTGTCCTGCATCTGCCGGGTATACAGGTCTTCCTTCTGCTGACCCACTGCGGCCTGCGTCTGATAGGGCTGCATGGCCGTTTGGTAGGCAGTGCCCATATTTCCAAGACCGGCTTGATTCATGTTGAAGAGAGAGCTGTCGATCCCCGCCATCTGATTGACGGCATTGGAGCGATTGTCGACGCCCATCTGACCCATGTTGGTCACGTTCTGAAGCCCGGACTGCTGGGCGCTGTTAATGCCAAGCTGGTTGCTGGTGCCCTGCTGCGAGAGACCCGCGAGATTGCCGGCCGCTGCATTCGTGCGGGCGCGGTACTTATCCATTTCGGCCGTATCCATATTGGCCGCCAGATCTCCCTGGGCCCTAGCCAAAATGTTCTGATTGGCGCCACCACCGTACCGACCCGCCTTAGCGGCCTGGGCCGTGACGCCTTGAGCCGTGCTGTCGAGAGCGTTCTGCTTGACGGTGTTGTAAGCCGCGTCCGTGCCGAACTGCTCGTTCATACCGGTGCGATAGCGATCGGCAACAAGGTTCTGATCTCCAGTCAAGCCGCCTTGATTGAAAATATTCTGCATCTGGGCATTATTGCCGTAGACGGTGCTCTGGAGGCTGTCATAGGCCTTGTTTTGCGCCCCGGTCAGGCCGTTGCCGTTGATCAGTTCATTAAGTCCGGCGTTGCCCTTGAGAGCATTCAGGCCGGCCATGGAATCAAGCTGGCCCTGATTAAAGCCACCATTCGACATCATCTGCTGGAGCGCCCCGCCCATGCCATTGGCACCAGTGTTGGCGCCAGCAAGATCCGTCATGCCGCCTTGAGCCGCGGTTGTTTCCGTGGAAAATGGAGTTACGGTGGAGCCCTTGTAGTAGCTAGGCCCTTGGTTGAACGCCTTAGTAGCGTCCTTGAAAAGATCCTTTGAAAATCCCTTCACGTAGCTCGGCAGTTTTGGGGTTGTCGTACTTGTGGAACCGCCCATGTCAGAACTCCAATGCGTGCGTAATCCGAATGGCCTTCGCCCTCGGGAGGTTTTTCTTGAAAAATGATGAGAATTCCGGTCGCCCTGTGGCGATCAGACCGCAGCAGTCGTGGGCCTTGGCGATTGCCTCAGCGGCATTGATCAGGCCGGGAAACCATCCTTTGAGGTTCCGTCCCGTGAGAATTACGCATTCGAAATAATGGTTGGCCGTGAATCGCCAGACGGTCGTCCCGTGAATCTTCTCACCATCATGGGCGATGATCAGCAGCCAAAGCCCTGATCGGCAGCTAGTCCATATGTCCCCCGGGCCTATTTCCATCGGGGCCTTGCGGAGACAGCGAACAACGTCATCCACGACCAGCGCCCACCGCCGGTCTATGTCGGGCAAGCCGACAATCTCGATTTGGATCATCGACGGGCGTTGTCGGACTGCGTAGAGAGCGACACGACCGCAACAATCGTTACTCTATCAACCGCTCCAGCCTGGGCCTTCAGCGACCAGCCGTCGAATATCTGCCAGTGGTGGTCCTTGATTTCATCGTGGTCGTTGGCAGTGAGGGTCTCGCCATTGAAAATTGGCCATGTCGTTATGCCGTCCGTCAAAGATACGGAGAGCGTCGTTGCCGTTCCGCAGGAAATCCAGAGGCTTTCAATCGTCAAAATTCCCGCTGCCGTGCCGGTCACGATTGCTGTCAGGTTCGTTGTTGAGAGATTGACGCAGATTGGTTTTTGCCGTCCGCTACCGGGGATGAACAGGCTCATGCTTGGCCACTCGCGGATACGTCGATGTCAGCCGCTGTGACTGTGGTCCATGTCGTCCCTGCTGGGATTGTGAAGTCATATTTATGGGAGCGTCCATCGGCTTTGACCGGCGCTAGACCGCTTCTCGCGGAAGGCGTGACCGATGACCGGACGCGGGGTGTTCCGCCCAGCACGTCACGGGTCGTCACGATGACCGAATAGGAGTTAGTGTCAGTGATTAGCCTCAATCCGTTGGCGAACGACCTATCCTTGTTGTGCAACACTTCGTTGGTTCCGAACGACGCTGCGGCCGTATCCCCAAAGAGATATCCGAGTTGGCCGTTGCTATCGATGATGGAAAAGCGCAGCAGCCCTTCAGTCGTAATCGTGGATTCGTATGCGAATGTTCTGGCCTGGGCCGAGACGACAACATCAAGGTCGCTCATGGTCCATTCGTTCAGGACGTAGTGGTAGCCGATCATTTTACGAGCGGCTGTGGTGTCGGTATAGGCCCACCAGCAAATCAGGTTCTCAGGGTCAACGCAGGCACGGATACTTTCGCGTTCATCCTGGTCGCAATCGTCGAGGAAGAACGCGTTCACCTTCCCGTCGCCAATCGGGATCGTTCCGGCGCCACTGATGCGCCAAAAGCCATCATCTCTATAGATCGCGTAATCGTTGGTCCCGATCATCCCGAGAGAATACGGAGCCGGCGTGCCGCCTTGGATAAAATCACCGCTCACGAAAGTGTAATCGCCAAGCGTGAAGGACATCGGATACCGGCCATCCTTCATTTCCGCTATGCAACCATCACCATATGGCGCGATGGCCTTGATTTCCGTCCCGAGCGGGTAAATCTGAAAATCGCAGAAATTGCGGTTCTGTAGAACGTTGTCAGTCGGGTCATTGTAGGCCGAGCACATAACCATGCGCGGCTCATCGGTGTAGCCCTCAGCCACCCATGACACGATGTTTCCACGAACGACAAAATCCTTGACCACGGCCATGGCCTTGCAAATTGGCGCTCCGGTATTATCGGAAAACACCGTGTCGTTCTCGACGTCGAAGATCTGCTCCTCGTTGAACCCATTCTGGGCCAGCACATAATCGCCGTGTTGAACAAATATCCACGGAACGGCGGAGGCATATGTCGTGGATGAAACATCAATCCACACGTTTTGCTCGGTCCAGTACTGGAATATTTGCGTCTCGGTAGCCGCAAATAGTATTTCCGACCCGTCCCGCTTGGTAGCCCTAAAATATCCAGTCGCCAAGCTGGGGAGCGTGACTGAATGAATGATGTTCGACCAGTCCAACGCAATGATAATCGGATCGCCATTGTCGTAGGTGATCCTGTCGCCATTGTCGTAGGTCAGATACATGAAGATGGCTGGCGTCGGCACGATCTGCCTGATCGGGCTCCATCCGTCGCGTGCCGGCTTGACATTGTTGACGAGCGAAAGCGCCTCGGTGTTCAGCACCGAAGCATCTGGCGCGAAGCGCGCAAGCGGGACGATTGCCATCAGAAATCCGTAGGGGTCACGTAGCCAGTCCCGACACGGGAGGCAGTTTCACTGATGAGGCGGGAGCGTTCCTCGGTCTCTGCTGCAGCCTGTGTCTGCATCAGGTCGGCGTTGCGCAGTTTCTTGAGTGCCAGTTGGCGGCAAACGCGTGCCCTGAGCAGGTCAAAAGCCTCGGTCATCCAGACGTTGTTCGCCTCGCCATCCGTCGCCGGGCCGGCCTTCATGAACTGGCCAATGACCCGAATGGTGTAAGCAGCGTCCGGGATGGGATAGAGGCCAATCTTCTGATCAAACGTGCACCAGCTTTCCGGCCTTCCGGTGCTTTCGCCGCTGGCTGTCAGGATCTCCCAATCTCTCGGGTCCATCTGCTCAAGTTCGAATGGTTCCGTGCCATCCATGAGGACAACCTGGTCCGTCTCTATGAATTTGGGAATCGCCGCATCATCGGACGATGAATAGAGCTCCTGGTCAGCCACGGTCGCGAATGTCTCATCGCGGCTTTCGTTGAAATAGAACCGGGTGGCCTGGTAGTGGCGGATTGCCTTGGTGATCTCGGATGCGATGGCGGCCGTGAGGTCCGTCCGGTCGATATCATCCGCAATCTCCGCTTTGAGAAGCGTCAGAGTAGTCATTTCTGGCAGGCCCTCTCATGGAAATGAAGGCCGCGACCGATCGTCTTGCCGCAATGCTTGCAGCAGCCCTTTTTGACCGGCGCGGGAATGGGAGTTGTCTTTGCCCGTGGGGGCTCGGATGGCAGATCGTAACCCGCCATCCAAAGGGTCATCATGACCAGTTCCATTAGGAAGGTAGGAGCGGCAGGGTATACCACTGGGTTGCACTTTTTGCGATAAAGATCGCAGGAATTGCACCTGATGCGAGTGATATAGCGCCATTCGAACCGATCGCATTGATGGTCGCAGCCGCATCAGGCCACACCTTCAGAACGCCGGCGGTCGTGCCCTTGATGATGACGAGAGTGCCAGCGGTCGGGGTAGCCGGGAGTTTTACGCCCAACGTGCCATTCGCGCCGGTCACGACCGTAAACCCGGCCGAAAGTTGGGCCGCGTCAGTTACCGTCGATCCCGCTGCCGCTACATCCGCATTAACCGGGATGATGGGCATGGTGGTGAACGTCATCTGCCCGGAAACGGTGGTCGCGCCCGAAACGGTAGACCCGCCCGAGAACGTCGTCGTGCTCGTGACCTCAAGCTCCTCAGCGAGAATCTTTAGCTTCTCGTTGGACCTATCGATGCCTCTTACAGCCATGTGATTTTCTCCTTGAAAAGGAGGCGGGAGTTACCCCGCCTCACATGGTTAAGCCGGCATGACGATGTATTCGAGCATCACCGTTGCCTCGCCCGTGGTGCCGTTGCCGGAAGCCGCCGTGGTGAGGGTGCAAGTGACGGTACGTGCCGACGCGCTGTAACGATTGGCATCAGCCAGGTCGTCGAAAGCTGTCAGGACGTCGCCCGTGTTCATGTCCACTGCGGACGCAAACAGATCGTCGTCGGAGCCCGATACACCAACGTCGAGGTCATCGCCGTTGGTGTCGTCGAAACCGGTCTTGATCCACGTGTTGCCACGAAGAACGAGAGCGCGGGGTGGGAGCACGCCAATCGTGATCGAATTGCTCGTGCCGAGTTCCGCATAAGTGACGGTCCCGGCAAGAAAATGCGTCTGATTGGTGTGGTACTTCTGGCCAGTATTGCCGTCAGTGTTGGTAGCCATCTCTCAGCCCTCCTTACGAAGTGTGAGCGGCGGCATAAGAAGACACGACGACAGTGCCGAAATCGGCGCTATCGTAGACTGTCTTCTTGAGCCCCCACATGGAGAGAACGGAGACTTCGAGCTGACGCTTGTGGTCGATCAGCTCTTCGTTCCAGTTGTAGTTGGTCGCTCCGCCGCCCTTACCGAAGGCGATGGCGCAGGACTGCGCACCGAGAAGCACCGCACGGCGAACCGTAGTGATCGCAGCACCCGTGGTCGAATTGACGCCCTGGGTGACGTGATTGGCCTTCTTGAGGATGACGTTATTGTAAACACCGAGCGCGTCTGTGTAGATCGGGTTCTTGGAGTCATTCCCGCCCATGAGAGCGGCTTTCTGAATGTCCATCCATTGCCCGGTGCCGGCGTCAGTGCGTAGATCTGTAACCTGGTCCTATATGTTCAACACGGCTCGCTATTCCCGTGCCCGCCCTTTCGGGCTGCCTTATGTCACCATAAGGAGCGGACTATATCATCGCCTAAAATCGTGTCTTAGGCGCCGCGCGCTTCCGGCCGCTTGGCCGTACTCCCTTTCGGGATAGTCTCTGAAGGTTCCGCTTTCGCGGCTTCCCTGCTGATTGTCTCTCGCGAGATTTTCCAGCAATTCACGCGGTTATTCAATGGGCCTCACGACCCAAGGCCCCTAGTGTGTCAAGGGATGCAGATACATTACATACTGTCCGCCCGAGATGTCTCGGCCGCCGTCCACGCCCATGACGTTGACAGGACGCAGCGGGGAGTCCGCCGATTCTGCCATTTCGCGGGCGTAGTCGATGTACTTGAGCTGGAACGTGTCGCCAGAATCCAGCGCTTCGTCGGTCGTGGAACCGGCTTCGGTGACAATCTTGCGGGTCGGCGCCGTGATGGCGTTGTTGCCGCGGTACTTGTCACGGGTCTCAGCCGTGTAGCCGCAGACGTGATTGAAGAAGGAGTGTTTATCTTCGCTTCAGTTCGTTAGGCTGAAACCGCTCTTTCGAGCTGCTGCAAGTTTCCCTGCAGACGAGATCATATCATCACTCAATTTGCATTGAGGCTGGGCGCTTCGAGCCACTTGGCCCTACGAGATTGCTCTCTGATCGTTGCACCTTCCATCGTTTCCGATGGCTTGGCTCAGGATTGTCGCCGTCTTTACGCTGCGAGGTTCCCTGAGTTCACCCAGTTTAATGTCCGCCTCTAGTTAACGGACAGCCGTTCCTTCCACCAGGTCGACAGGCCGTTCTTGGCCGCCTTGCGGAGGTCGGGACGAACGCGCTGGGCGTCGATCGAGCGGCCGGAATTCGGCACCTTCACGACGTGACCGAGTTCGTTGATATAGATGGCGTCGGTGTAGAGCGAGAGGCTTTCGCCGCTGCCTTCCGCCGGTTCGCCTTCAGTGAAGCCTTCGCCGGTGAGCTTCTTCATCAGGGAGAAGGTGACCTTGTCACCCGCGTCCTTCGAAGTCTCTTCCTTCAACTGGATGATGGAATTGGAGTCGGTGCCAATGAGAGCGGCGATATCGGATCGATAAACTACATCGAACTCAAGCGCTCGCGCCCAATGCTTCACCGCCATGGCGTCATTGACGCCAAAGGTTGTGTCAGCCATTGTCATGTCCTTTCAGACAGATCAGTGTTGGGTTTCGAGGGATCGCCAAAGCTGTGACGCCGCTAGGCAGGCGAAGCAGGCCCGATAAAGCCAGGGTGCGCAGGCTGTGCTTGGATAACGGGCCAAGCCCCGAAGCAGGTCCAGTTTAAGGCCGTGGATGCGCGGGCCTATGCGGAGACGTAAACGGAAGGCGAAGGGCTAAGACACCTCCCGCCTAGAGGCCTCCGAAATGCTCTTCCATCGCCTTCTTGCCGGCGGTGGTTTTGACAAAATCTTTCCACTCCTTTTCCGACATATTGGCGATGGTCTTTGCGTCGATCGGCTTGGGCGGCTCTGCACCGCTCACGCCGGAAAGGCTCATGTGGCGCTGCTGCTGGTCGGCGCGCTGCTGAATGGTCGGCTGCTGCACTTGTGGTGCCTGCTGTGCCTGCGCTGCGATCTGTTCGGCCTGGGCCGCCTGCGCCTGCTGCGGAGGCTGATAGCCCCAGCCATAATAGCGTGCGTTGCGAAACACATATTCCGCCGCTGCCTGCGGGTCCGGCGGCAATCGCTGGGCCAGTTGTGCCATGGATGCGCGCCAGAGACGCTCAGCCTCGGCCGCCTGTCTCTCCACCGGCACGTTATTGCGCAGGACGGTATCGCGGATTTCGCCCCGCAGCCCGTCGAAGGCAAAGTTCAGCGCTTCCGAGACTTGCGGGTTAACCGTGGTTGCCTGGTCGAGATACGAGCTCGCACGCGCCATCATGGCATTGTGCTGCTGTTCGGCCTGCGTTGCCTGGGTGCGCTGCTGTTCGGTCTCATTGAACCTCGCAAGCTGCTGCTCGAGCGTCTCGATCTTGTGATCATAGAACGCAAGCGGGTCATCGTCTTTGGACGGGACTGCCGGCGCCCGCTGCTGTGGTTGGTTCTGCGCAGCAATGGCCTGATTGAAGATTTTCATGCGCTCGTCAAGACGGGCGAACTCCGCCTCTTTCTCCTGACGATAGCGGGTGAATTCCTCAAAAATCTTCTGCTTCTCAGCCCGCGCTTCCTGCACGGCCCGGACATCGACCATTTTTGGTTCAGATTCAGCCTGTGGCGCTGGTTCCTGGACCTGTGCGGCATCCGGCGCGGGATCGGCAATAACCGCGTCCTGAGCCTGCTCCGGCGCGTCTTCGATGGGTTCGCCGCCAGACGACCCGCCATCGCCATTCAGCGCGGCGAAATCATCGTCCGACATATCGCCGCCGACGAATTCTCGTTCACTCTTCCTGCTCATTTACATTAGCCCTTGTTCTACTAGCCCTTGTTCTACTAGCCCTTGTTGAAGCCCTTGCGTCATGCCCTCGGCGTAACTGTAGCCAGAGACATCCTTTTTCATCTGGAACTCACCCGTGTTGACCTGAGCGTCGGCCATTGTCTTTTGGGCCGCCGCCTGGTTCTTGGCGGTTTCAGATTGAGTCTTTTCGACATTGGCGCCCTGCTGGGCCTCGGCCGCGGCGGCAACCTTCTGTTGTTGCTCCTGCTGCGATGCCTGCTGTTCCTGTGCCTGCTTCTTGAGCTTGTCCACGATGGTGGATGGCAGAGGCGAGTATTCGAGCAGCGTGACCAGCATTTCCGGCGGCAACGTGCTGCCAAACACGGGCAGGAGTTGCATCATCACGGCCCAGGCCGCTTCCTTCATGTTTGGCGAGGTCGGCGCGTCATCAACAATAATGTCGTACTCGCTCGAGGCCTGGCGAACGAGCGGGACATATTGCTCACTCTCAGGCCCGGCAATCTTGATCAGGCGACCATCGGAAAGGTCGTTCTGGATATAGTAGAGCATCACCGCGCCCTGCTCTTCGCGGTAGCACTTGAGTGCGTCAAAGAACGGCTGCAGAATGGTCATACCGGCCTGCCGGCGCTGCATTTCCAGACTTGCCGCCTGTCCTGCTTCTCTCAGGCCAAGCATTTCGACCGAAACGCCGGACGAATCCCGGATCGAGGACAGCGCATATTGCGTGAGCTGCATGAACCCGGCGGGGAACGCAGCCGGCGGCTTCTCCCTCACCTTGTCCAGATGCCCGTCATTCACCCATGTAATGGCGTCAGACTGAGCCCAGGTCTCTTCAGCCTTGCGCTGGTCGTCGAATGCACCCTTCTCTGCCAGCAAGCCGCCCTTGGCGCTGCTGTTCATGATGTGCATGGTCTGAGCCAGCCATTTATTGGCCCAGCGCTGCGGATCTTTCATGGCGCGGACGATGCCGTACCATGTGTTGGTGTTGCGATCCCGCTTTCCAGTCATGAATTGGAACGAGAACTTGTGCGGGCATGGCGCCGGGCCGGTATTCAGCACGACATTGCCGAAAAACGCCTGCTTCCGGACCTTGCGGCGCATGCGGACGCCCTGCATTTTCATGCCGGCGAGCTGCTGCAGGCGATCGTTGGCGGTCTTGTACTCTTCGGCCGAGAATTCAGCCTCCTGACCGGTCATCGGGTCTTGGGCGACATAGTAATTTTCTCTCTCAATCCACTGCGTATGGACGATCGTAACCATGCCATCGCCGGATGCATCGTCACCCTCGCCCTTCTCGGAAAAGGTGTTGAGATCGGCAAGATTTGTTACCGTGGTCCATGTCGCATCAAGCTCTGCACGGGAATATCCCCCGCCGTCCGGACGCATGAACATCTCGCGCGCTTCCCCTATCGGGACGCGGCGAACACGATGCACACGGCGGGCGTCTGTCAGGTTTCTCGCCTTGGCATTGAAGTCGTAGTACATCTCGAAAATATCGAGGCGCTCAATGGCCGGCTTGCCGTCTGGCTTTTCCTCATAGTCGAGACGCGTTTCGATGGCCCCGAGCCCGCAAATGATCACATCGCGGAAGCTGTCGGATTCATGCGTTTCGGCGCCTGACTGATCACGGAACCATTGAGCCGCACCTGTCAGAATTTCGTTGGCCTTGGCATCACCCAATTCGCGCGGGATATAGCGGGCCTCACGGCGGTTGCCGATCTCCTGGCCGTGAACGCTGTCAATCACCGGCCCGATGCGGTCGAACACCACGACGGGGCGCTTTTTCTTCGTCAGGGCGCGGAGCTCTTCCGAATTGTATTGCCGGCCTGCCGCGAATTCGTAATCCTCGCGCGCATCCTTGCGCCAGCCGTCAAGGTGGTCTCGGTCATTGAGAAACCATTCCTTGAACGTCTGCGGCACGGCATCGCCGGGCTTGACGCCTACGGACTCAGTAATTGCGGCCATTCATGAGCGCCCGTTGTTTAGCTTGGGATTGACGCGTTCAAAATAGCCCATGTCAAAACCCTCACTTTCAAAGCGATCCCATTCGGCTTCATGCAGGAAGAGCTTCGGGACGCCATGATGTTTAGGCGTAGACGCAAAAACCTCATCTTCGCCCATCGCTTGATTGATTGCGCGGTACATGGCGCTGGTCAGGCTGTGATCCATGATTCCTCGCTGCTGTCCTCGTCGTAGAAGCTCGCGCGATGTCGATCGCGGCGCTTGGCTTCCACGGTGATTTCGTCCTCCCGAAAGCCGGAAGACGTGAAGGTTAGAAATCCGTCCGCACCATGCGAATTGATGTCGTGCAGCGGCGAGTTTTTCCAAACGCCGCGCTTGTCATCCCATTCCTTGCGGTATGCCTTGAGGCGCTTCAGGCCATTGGCGCATGCCGTCTCATCGAACTGGCACTTGTGAAAATACGGACGGGCCTTGTTGATCTCGTCCATCTTGTTGTTAGGCCGCGATACGATCTTCGGCCGGAACTTCAGGTTTGCCATGACCGCCATGGTTCCCTCGGGAAGCCAGAGCGATTGCCGATCGCCGTCATGGGGCAGGTAGTGTTCCCCGAACTGAATGTCGTGCTTGTCTTTCCACTCGTTCAGCCATGTGATGTAGTGGCTGATGTACTCGCCTGAATTCTCATAGTAGCCGACGAGGCGGTGATGACCCTTGATGAACTGGTGGAGCCAGATCGTGTTGAGGTCGTTGCGGCCCAGATCCCAGAAGGTATTGACCGGATAGCGCGGATCGACCGGGAACGAGCCAATCCGGCCATGCTTGTTTGCCGCGGCCATCTCAACTGCGAAATAGGCGCCATCAAGGGCCTGCTCGAATGCTTCCTGAGGTGACGAGGGATATTCCCTCTTCATCTTGCCGGCTTGGACTTCCTCGGTCTTGACGTACCAGGCCTTCTGCCAGTCATCGAGAACGACGTCGTATTTTTCGAGGATCTCCGCAGCGATGCTGTCGAAGTATTTCTCATCATCCTCCGTGATGATGATCGTTGCCGGGTTGATCCGGTACTTCGTATCGAGGAACCACGGATAGAAATGGAAGCTGTAATCCAGAGCCGACAACTCGCGCCCGCTGTCTTTCAGCGCTATCGCGGCTTGCGTCATCTGGTAGAATGGACCGTCCTGCCCCTCGGCAGTGGACTCGATGAAAATATGATTGCCCGGCGAAACAGTGTTCAGCGAGCCGGTGATGATTTCCTCAGCTTTATCCGGGAACCGAGCGCAAATTTTCCCGAACTCGGAAATATGCAGGTATTGCAGCGTGCCTGAGCGCATTGAGTTCGAAACGCGGATGGAAGAGCCATTCGAGAACGAAAGCGTGTCAGCGCTATCCTCTGTGGCCGTGATGCGTGCTTTGAGCGCCTCCGGAAGGCGATCATACGGGAACTTGACCTTGTTCTTGAAGATGACCTTCGCGTCATCCCTGAGATGGGCAATGATGCCGGCGTTCGTATTCGGGTTGAACAGGCATGCGTCCAAGAGCACCAGATCGATCAAGGTCGTGAGGCCCAATTGGCGGGCTTTAAGTACGATCGACCTTGGCGTCATCTCGTCGAGGAACTGAAGCTGAGCTTCCCTCGGTGCAAACTGCACGACCGTGCCATCTTCGTCCGTAATCCAGTAGAGGTTTGACAGTCTCCAGCGCGGGTCTAGGAACTGCGCTGGTTCGATGATTGCGTTCAATTCTCGTCGCGGTCCAACAAATCGCGGCTTTCAATTTCAGCCATCGCCGCGTCATAGCCCATTGCAAACCAGTCCGAGTCCTTGAGCGGCAACAGGATGCCTCCCCGCGTTATGGGCTTGCGCTCTACCCACGCTTCCTTGGCTTCCGTGCTGTGCCAGTGGGGCTGTGTGAATTCCATGCGCCTGTATTCTTCGCTGCGCTTCTCTTCGTCCATGGCGCGCTGGACAGCTGAGCGGATGATCAAGGCCGTCATGATGCAACCGCCGTAGACTGCCGGCCTGATATCCACCCATTCATGTTGGACATGTCGTTTTGCATCCCGGTCTGACCCATAAAGGGCGGCGGCGGACGCTTCACCAGATCAAGAGCAGCGGCAAGGCGGTCTTCGCTACGCGACAATGCCGTCTGTTCTATGGAAAGCTTGCGCTGTGCTGCATTGACCGCGGCGACTCTTTCCATCACGTGGTGAAGCGCTCCGTCAACCAGCCCTGCCGCAACGTCTTGCACTACGGTTCTATCGCCCTGGCCCCAATCGTCCAGCTCTGGAAGCGTGGACAGAAAGGCGCGAGCTTCATCCTGAAGATTGCGTTCGTCAGCCATCTCACGCCTCCCCCGGCTTCTTGCCACCCTCGATAAGTGGCGGGAGCCTTCTGGGATTCAGCGGCGGCCTAGCCTCTTGCGCGAACTCTCGCATCTGCTCCGGCGTCCACTGCTTGTCGTTGATCTTATTTGTCATCGCTCAACCCTCCGTGCCCGGCTTCTTGCCGGTGAGGACGAACTGGGCGAGGTCGTCGGCAAAGTCGATCATATCGTAAGCAGCCACCATGTGCTGAGCAAGATGAAGCGCAGCCATGCGGACATCTGGCTCGCGCTGACCAGAGCTATCTTCCAGCGCCTCATCAAGCCGAGCGTTGATCTCTTCAAATTCGCGGGCGAGCCGTTCTTCGGTGATCTTTCGTTCGGCTGCGAAGCGGTCCTGGATCATGCCTTTCAACTCGCCCATCGGGTCAGAGTAAATTGCCATTTCAATTAGCCCTTTGGCACACATGGCACAAAGAGCCCGCCGGTCTGTGCCTGGCCGGCGGGACTCTTGATCAGCCCACGGAAGGAAAGGACGTGGGGATTTTCGTAGGCTTTACTTGTATGCAATCAAGGAAACCGATATACTCGCTTCCTAAAGTCAAGAACCTACAAGGAAGCGATATATGGAACCAGACATCTTCTCTTGGTGGCTGCTCGAAATGCGGAATGCCAAGCTTGCCAAGTCCGATGCCGATTGCGCCAAACTCCTAGGTGTCTCTCCCAACGCTGTTGTCGAGATGAAGAAGCGCGGGGCCGATACCCGGACTGCTCTGGCCTGCAGGGCTTTGCTGCACCGGATGGCGCCATACGACGACGACAGGAGCAAAAAATGACCTACGAAATCCCCGCAGACTGCGAGTTTATTGAATTCAATACCTGGGCTAGCCTAGAGACGCCTGCCCTGAAAATGCGCGTTCCGATATTGAAAGCCCTGCCAGACACGGCCCACGAAGGCGACCTGGTCGCGCTAGACGATGGCGGCAGCTACGTGTGGGCGTCCGGGCAATGGCGCAAGATTATTGTTTAACGCCCCAAACGCCCTGACAAACTTCGCCGCCCACTCATTGAACACACGATCGGACGTCCCGGTGCCCTTGACCTCGCCAAGCCGCCAGTCGTTGTAATCCAGCAGCCAGAGCCGGTAGATGTCAGCCTTGCAGTCCTCGAACATGCCGCGGTTTTTGCCGTTTGCAATCGCCTGATAGGCCTGCATCTGAGCCACGATATCCATCGGCGTCTTGTAGACACGCGGCGGTCTGGCGATCTTGACGGGCTCGACAGGCTTGGCGATGTAATGCTTCTTCGGGCGTCCTCTCGGCATCAGGCGCGGACTCCAGAGCGGCTGTCGAACATGGCGCGCATGAACTTGTGCGCTCGATAGAGATCGATGTAGGCCAAGACATAGCCAGGCACCTTGCGCTTGCCTGAGAGCCATTGTGAGACGGCGCCGAGCGAAACCCTGAGTTTCCCGGCAAACTCTTTTTGTGTGAGGCGCTCCTGAAACATGAAGACCCGAACGGCCTCCGAATCAGTCTCAGGCCGTTCGGGCTTGTTGGCCCCGAATTTATACGAAAGCTCGCTGATACCCATCGTTAGGCTTCCTGTTGCGTTTCAAGGCGCTGAATAGGCTTGGGAATGCCGCCTTCAAGCGTCCTGCGTTCAATCATGTTGTAGACAGAGCCCCAGGTGTCTTTCATCTGCTGGACAGACTGCTTCATGCTGGGAAGCTGATAGGTTGATGTTCCGTCATCCCCGAGGCGGAAGGCGCGTACGATCTTCATGGCTTGTCCGTGATCTTGCGGCCGGAGTCGGCTATTTGCATCAGAAGCATAGTCAGCGGATCAGACGCCTCGATCGTGGTCTTCTGCTCTTGCTTGTCGGCTAGGCCAAGATCGCGGGCGATAATGTTGGCGTTCAGTAGGTCGGCAGCGGCGCCGGCAAACTTCTGAGACCGGATGACATCCTCTACGCGCGATGTGACGGCGGTAAAATCTTCGCTCCTGACGCTATATGCATCCCATGTCGACCGATCAATATCGAGGAAGATGTACAACCCGGCCTGGGTCATTGCCCTCATCTTGGCCACGGGCTCATGGGTATTTATGCCCTGAAAGCTGGTGACTTTGTCTTCCCAGAGAGGGTTGTCCTCGACCCACTGGAAATACTCACAAGCCGCTTCCCATAGTGCTTCGGGCGTCTCGAACAGTGGCTTGCGCCCGTGAGAACTGCGAGCCTCCCAGAAGCGGTTGCCCTTGGGTGCAGCCATGATCAGTAGATCGCTACCATTGCCGTAGCAGTGGTGCTCGTGCTGTTGATACGACGGACAGCGATGTCAAGCATGGTGCCCGCAGCAACGGCTGTGAATGTGACCGCGTTGCCATCTGCATCGACAGCCACGACATTGCCAGCGCCGCCGACATAGACCTTGCGGGTCAGAGGAATGTCGTCGGCGGCATCGTCGCTCTTGGTGATTGCGACGAACTTATAGCCAGGCCCGAGATAATGCTTCTGGAAGTTCCAGTTCCGATCGGTAACTGCCATTTCTATTCACCCTTCGGCTTTGGTTTGCAGGGCTTGCGCTTACCCATGGCTACAGCCTCCCGGTGAGCACGAGGATGAGCAGCACGACGAGAACGACGCCGATGATGCCGGATGGACCGTAGCCCGCGCCGTGGAGGCCCCAGTTGGGCAAGCCTCCGATGAGCAGCAGGATCAGGATGATAATCAGGATCGTGGACATGTCGTCTCCTTGTCACCGCTGGGTGACGTACGCGATCACCAGCGGGATCAATACCAAGGCGATGACTGCAATCGCGAGCGCCCAGATGTATGTTGTGGTGGTTGCTGGCGCTCGTAGCCGCTGCATGAACCGACCGATACGGGTCTTGGCGCGTTCTTCTGACCAGCCTCGGCCGTAGCCAGTGAACATCACTTCAGCCTGACGGTTCTAATCTGGCAGCGGCGCTCTGTGGCGTTGCGCCCGTTCTCGGCCTTGATGTCTTTGCGGCGATGATCGATGAAGCCAACGGGATGGGCGAACTGTGCCGGAGCCTCAACGAAGAACTCGGGGCGCTGGTAGCTGCCCTCTTGCCAGTCCGCGTAGTCGTCAACCGCTGACATCACGCCGTCTTGCAGTCGTCGAGGAACAGCCAGTGGTCCTCAATCCTGACGATGTGCTTTCCGTCTGGATGGGTGGAGGTGGCGTCGACCTTGCCGGAGATGTTGCTCTGTGGATGGTAGAGGGACATGCCGATCATTGTTCATCCTCTTGTGCGCTTAGGAATGAGGTGAAAGCCCACCGGCGCCTTTCCCTCGCGAATATCTCTTTCGCGTACGATGGCTCTTCTGGTGCTGGTGAGATCTTTCTCAGGAACGGCACGTCTTCGGGCTTCAGAGGCTCAAACCAGAACCACGCCACTTTGACACGGCAATGCCGGAAGACTTCATTCTCGCGGTCAATGTCGTAGAAGCCTGGGTCAGTCGTGCTAATCACGCCAGCCTTGAGAGCGTCGGACCTCGACCAAGCCGGATCGACCATTGTTGCCTCTCCTGGAATGAAAACGGCCCATGCGGTTAAGCACGGGCCTTAGAATGAAATGCAAGGATGGGATTCGAGCCCACGGTTCCCCCTGTATTGAGTGTCTGGCCTCACCGAGGGAAACTAGCCAGTCATGCCCTTACTTGTTCGGGTTCACGCTTAGACCAAGCTCACGAACTCGCATTTCAACTCGTTCCGGCGACAAGGATTGGCAGGACGTCATAGCATGTAGTCCGTGCCGAGCATTCGCCGGGAAATATTGAGCGGTACGCCTCAGCCTACCATGTCTCGGTATCGCAGGCACGTTCCCCGCTGACCGTCTAGCTCGTCTCATGCGCCCTATTGCAGGGCAATATTTCTCTAAAGCCGGCTGCGAAAACCGGCGTGGACCGGCGAAAGACGCGCTGGACATCCACAAATCACACGCGGAACTTTATATCATTACCATTGATCATGCAACCCTCGAGAAGGAACTGTCACCAGTCAGTGAATTTAATTCCGCCACTATGGACTTGACGTGCTCCCTCACCTTTTCTGGAAGGGAATCAATGATCTTCTCTGCCTGATCAACCATGCTCACGCGGACGGCGCGGCCCTTGGGAAGCATCCGCCTAAGATCGGCCCTGAGCTTCCGGACCTTATCCAGCCGCTCGTCTTCCGTGCGCTTGTGCTGCTCGAATAGATATTCCTGATGGGCGTGGAAATCCGCGATCCTCAGTTCCGACACGACGCTCTCTGGAAACTCGATCGGGCCGAAGTCGCGGCCGCCGCGGAGGATGCACATCACGCCATCGACCTTGCGGACCAGCTCGAAGTCAAAGCCTGGGAGATTGACGAAGCAATAGCCGACGAGAAGGGGGTAGCGCTTCTCAAGCCAGATCTTCTTGCGATGGTGGATCGTCTCAACCCAATATGCCGGGTGATAGAAATCGATCCCGTCGAGGCGGAAATTGCGCTCGATGATGATCTCGCCTTCGGGCCTACCTTCTGCCTTAGCCGCCATGCGCTGGAAGCCAGGCTTGATGCGAGCCGCGTACCATCTGTTCGGTTTGGTTTTCGTCATCGCTGCCACCCCTGTTTTCTGACTACCTTGCGCGCCGCCGCTGGCGTAATCCCAAGCGCCTCCGCAATGGCGTTGAACGTGAGCCCGCTTTCAAACAGTTCCCGCAGGCGACGGCGACTGTAGATGTGGCGGCGACCATGAGGGTTGATATCTTCGTCGAATATCAGGCGGATCGGGCCACCAAGCTTCTGGCCGATCTCGGGCATGACGATTGCAGGCTTCTTGGGATAGGCTATGCGTTGGCGAATGGCAGAATATTTCGAAATCCACGCCGCTTCTGTCGGCCCAATGAACATCACTAGCTGATCCACCCTTCCCTTAGTGCCTTGCAGGCCAGTTGCGTCCTCGTGCTCGTGTCAGAGGCCTTCCATGCGCGATCGATACGTCGTGCAACTGCCCTTGATGAAATGCCGAGGATCATGCCAATCTCATCATTCGTTTTTCCAATCGATATCAATTGGATGACTTCTTTTTCATAGTCCGTCAGGGCTTCCTCAATGCTACGCTTCACGACAACCTCACCAACTTGTATCCGCGATATCGCTCTGCCTCGATCGTCCATCCGTGAGGCTTGATTCTTTGCCTTGCCTTCGTGACGTGGACGTGGATCGTGCGATCGGCCGTCAGTGGTCCGCCATCCTCTTCGTCCTGATAAATGAAGTCGACCAGGTTGCTGGTATGCACTAGACTGCCATGGGCTTGGGAAAGGCGAAGGATGAGGTCACGCTCACGCCGCGGTAGTCGAACCGATGCCAACTCTGGCGCATAGTCCTCTCGTGTGTGGCGGTATCCGCAGTTTGGGCAGATGTTCATCCTTCGCCGCTCCTCTTGTCAGGCTGTACTGCTGAGCCCTCGACCTTCTGCGCAATGGCCGATCGATACGCCCGCTGCTCGGCTCCGACGCCTGGTGCATCCTTGAGCGTCATGATCTGCTGGTAATATTCGGCCTGCTCATCAGTCATCGGCATTTCTGCGGCCATGCCGTTGGCCTTGTGAGCGGCGTGCTGGCGACGGAAACCAGCTAGCAGGCTTTTGATACGCGCCCGGCCCGCTTCGCTCACTGGCTCAGGCTTCTGGCCCTCTAGCGCGCGCATTCTTTCCATGAGGCGAACCTTGTCGTCTCGGATCGATCGTGCTTCGGCCCTAGCCATTGCTGCAAGCTCGGGAGGCGACGGAATAAACGCCCGGTTGATTTCGTATTCTCCGCGGATGATCTTCGCGACGGCAACCTGCACTCCATATCCAGGAACGCCATTGAGCGCGAAGCCGTAGATCTCAGGAGCCTTGTCGGTCTGCATTCCAGATGGAAGCGCCAAGCCAGCCGCAAGAAGGCTGCGAACACCGCGCGATACCTGATCCTCGGTTGCCGGCGCGAGCTTGCTAGTGAGTTCTGAAATCTGCCGCGTCAAGCTGGATATCGTAGCTGGTAGATTGCTCATGTTCGCGTCCTAGTGCATGATCGAAGGCGTTGATTGCGTCCTGGTGTCTCTGCTGGAATGGGGTTGATGGTCGGGATGGGATGGACAATCCGGCCTTTCTGGTTTCATTTAGGAACCAGTCGCAGCGAATTGAGCGCCACCCTCGAAGGATCTGCATTTCCGCCGCGGCAACCGGATCTCCGCACTTGAGGTATTCCTTCACCTGAAGCTTGGCGGCGTATTCCGTGAGCGGCTCCTTCTTCACCTTGTCTCGGTGTTCGATGATGGCGAGGGCCAGTTCCTTCCCGAGAACCGGGATGAGGATAGGCAGGATCTTCTCGCTGTCCGTTTGTCTTGCCATGTGTGTCTCCGTCCTTTCACCGCATGGAGCGGCTATGCTGCTAGAGCTTCATTCGCTTCCTGGATGATGACGACGCAATCCGCGCTGATGCCGTTGTCCCATGTCATGAGAAGACGCTGGCAAAGGCTGTCGTCCTTGATGACGCCATGAGAAACGAGAAGGTCACTGATCCCCTTCTCGAGATTGCCGATGTCACGACGGCGCATGTCCGGCCGCTTCAAGGCTATGGAGATAGAGTAAGGGCCGATATTCTGCCGGTGGCTGTCCTTGATGTTGATCGAGGCGACTTGTAGCCAGTTCCGATAGGCCGTGCTCTTCACGCGCGACTTCCCCTTGTTGATAAACAAGTTGTTCGTCGTCGGTGGATAAGGGAGTTCGATCCTAATCAAATCGCACGTCCTCCGGCGAAGAGACGCACCGGATGCTCGGGAGCCATAGAAGCATGTTTTCCCGTCGGCCGATGACTACAACAGGTTTGCCCTGCCCGATCGCGATGCCAGCCTCGACGAACTTGCCCCCTGAATATCGGTCAGGCCCGGAGATGATCACGAGCGCGTTACTCGCGGAGACGTCGTCCACGTCCTCTTGCGCGATCTTCGCACGGTCGAGCTCTGTGTGGGCTTCGGTCGGCAGGAATTCTTGTGAGTGCCAACGAGAGGTGATCTCGTGGCCTTTTGCCTTGAGGACATCGGCTACGTGACAGGCAGCCCAGCGGTCATGTGATGCGACATAGATCTTCATGCTGCCATGCACTCCCCGTCATCGGTCTGGCAAAGCACTCCCTCAGTCGAGAGAGCCCAATCACCCTGCTTTTCCATGAATTCTCGCAGCTCGCGCTTTGCGAACCTCTTCGAAAACTGAGAATTGTCCTTTGGACGGCCCTTTGATGTCTCAAGCTCGCCAATCCGGTTCTCTGCGGCCTCCCACCAAGCATGGCGATCCGGGAAGTCTCTGGCCAACACCGACTGAGACATTTCGCTCTTGAGAAAACAGCCATCACAATTGCCTAACCAGCAATTGCCGCGCACATTGGGAAGCTTCAGGTCGAACGGTTGCGCTTTCCAGAAGTCACCAACCATTTCCTTGCTCACGCCAGCGTCGTATAGTGGATGCCAATTGGTCCAGCGATCACGAGGCTTTTTCTTTTCGCCGTTCTCGTCAAATATGCGGCGCTTCTCGTCCGCCCTTATTCCAACGGCAGCGATCCAGTTTTTCCAACCCTTTGACACCAAGTAGCGCTTGGCGGTTCTGATCTTTAGTTCTTGAGTGCAAAAACGCGATTGCTGGTTAGGGAGATATTGCTTCTTGTCGATAAGGGCATCAAACGGCGCTCCATCGCGACTCGCGCCCTGAAATCCGACAACCTCAAAGAAAGGCTTTGCAGCGCGGTATTCCGTCCAGGTGATCATAACGCCCCAGCGCACGCCGCATTCCCGAACGAATTCAAGCGTCTCATCCATTTCCCGCCCCGTATTCTGGAACATCACTTCGACCCTGCCTTCGGGCAACGAGCCGTTTGCTTCGAGAATTTGATGCAGCATGAATGCAGAGGTGCGACCGCCACTGAAACTGATCTGGACGTTGCCGTCTGGCAGCATGAAGTGAGATTTTTCTGTCATTCGCCGCACTCTGTTTCGAAAAGGCCCTCGGCGCCTGGGAGGGACGGTAGCGCCGAGGGCTAGTGACAGGAGGCTGGGAGGAGGAGTGCCTTGCCTGTCTTGCCGCATAGCCTGTTGGTGACGGGCAGCGCGGCGTATCAGCGGGACATGGAGTGCCCGCCGATCGGGTTTACGTGTCGATCGGGTTCATCCCCCAATGAGCGCCATGAAGCTCTCTGGTCTGATCGACGCCGGCTTGTGAGTTGATGTTGATGGCGTTGCGAACCGCCACGACTGGCGAGACGCCTTTGCGGATGGTGAAGGCAATCGGCTTCAGAAGCGGAGGAAGGTTTGATGCCCGCTCGACAGCAAAAGTCTTCTGATCATCGTCGGAATAGCGATTGACGAAAGCGGCAACTTCGCTCGCGGTCTTGGCTACGCCCCGATCAAAATCATCCCGGAAGGCGCGGGCGGTGTCGGCGTCCTCTTCCGACAGAAGCGGGAAGACGTCATCAAGCCCGCCCGACAGGATCAGCGCGAGAATATTCTTCTCCCGTACGATGCTGTCCTTCGCCTTATGCTTGGTGACGTAGTCCTCGGCCTTCACCTTGACCCAAAGGCCATTGTCGAACTTGACGACAAAACCTTCGGCGTCCTGCACCGCCCTTGCATATTCAAGGAACTCGCCAGCGTTGCGCGGTTTGTCGCTGTGAGCGGCGACGAGCGGAATGCCTAGCCGTTCAAGGTCAGCCCGCGACCAATAAGCTCCGCTCTCGTTGTTGCGGATGGCAAGCAGCGTCAGCGCGCTATCATCATACTTGATGACAATGCGGTTGTCTGGCGCGGTCCACTCGAAGATCGGCGTGGCGCCGCCATCGAGCATCGCCTCGCAAAATTGCTTCATATCCTGGTCAAGGTGCCTTTCGGCGCGCTTGGCAACGTCCGATCGGCCCATCCTGGTCATAAAGGTGAGTTCGCCGCCCACGATCGACGGATGGATCATCGACCCATCCAACTTGTCCATGACCACATGCGGCTGCGAGAAGTCGAGAGCGCCTGACTGTGTATCGGGCCGCTCGTTCACATTGAAGAACTTGTGCAGCGGACGCGCGATCAGGTCGCCAGCATCGTCGAACTTCAGCCCCCGGCACTCGACGCGCATTGGGTGGTCAAAGGTGTCCGCGCTGGCATAGAGATAGTCGACGACCCGATAGCCCTCGCGCTCCGCCACCACGAAATCGGTTCTGCCGGCGATGTGCGGAAGGACGTCGTCAATGTTCGTGATCGGCAGGTGCATCATCATCGATCTCCCTCAGTTCTGGATCTCATGCTGCCCTCCCATTGTTTTCGTGGTAGCCAAACTTAGCCTCGGCTAGGCGACGGGCGGCGATCGCTTCGTCGATGTCCTGGAAGCGACCCAGATAGAATTTCTGATTGTTGAAACTGATCTGCGCGCGGAAGAAATCGCCATCCCTGAACACCCCTGGAACGCCACTCTTGTTGCGGACGGTTAGGCGCCTGTTGTGGCAGTTCTCCCGTTGAGTGACGTCGCGGAGATTTTCGATGTGATCATCGTCGCTTTGGCCGTTGATGTGGTCTATGACGTCGGGCCAAACCCCGTAGTGCCACACCCAAGTGACGCGGCTGGCTTTTCTAGTCTTCCCAAACAGGCGAAGGCAACGGTAACCCTTCGTTCCTATATGCCCCGCAAACGATCCAGAATATCGCGTATTCCAGACAGCCCATTTATTCTCATCTTGGAAATCGTCTCGCGGGCGAGGAAGCCAAATCAGACGCCCTTGCTCTTTGTTGTAAAGCAGACGTGATCGGACCATTTCTTGCGTGACCTCGTCACTCATCCCCGATCCTCCCGGTCATGAGGTACTCGGCCCAGTCCGCTCGCTTGTGCGCTATGAGCCTCCATCGCCGGGCCAAAAAACTCCGGATCGGTAGTGGCAAGGCGCGCATCCAGCGCAGCCAGACGGGCACGAAGTTGTTTTTGCTCACGGCGATCTTCCTCGATTGCTTCTTTTGCTGCATCGACACGGCGGAGGCGCTCGACTTCAACCGCCTTCCGCAGCGCGTCTTTTTCCTGGCCATCGATCCGGCGAGCTGTGCCCTGCCAGATGGTCTCGACGCGCCGATGGGTGATGTCCTTGGACACCTGCCTCGAAAGGAAGCGGTAGCCGTCGTTAATCATCTCCTTGACGCTGGAGTATCGCCAACGCGGGAAGGCATCCTTGAATAGTGTCTGTGCTTCCAAAACGTCGTTCATTTTGCCCTTGCTCCGTTCGTGCAAGCTCTTGTTGTCGATCTTCATCTTCTTGCGTGCCCTTCGTGACAAATTGATCTTCGTCACCAACCGGGCATTTCAGTCAGGAGCAGAGATAGAGCCCCCGGTGTTTTCACATTGTCAGCGACCAGAACCGCCAAGTCCCTCGGTCGCGTTTGGAACTTTCATGCCGAAACTGATTTCTCAGCCCCAGCCGACAGGCGAGCCGCCGCCGCAATGCTCGCCTGTCATCCCTCGCCCAGCGCTTAAAGGTCCGCGTGCGCTGGGCGAGGTAGTCAACTCAATCCTTCTTCGCCTTCAGTCTCGCCATATCGAACCGATGATTGCAGATCTTGAGGACGCAAAGCACCAAGGCCACGGACAGGAAGAAGGCGGCAGCGCCGAACGCGTCGTAATTGACTGAGCATGTGCTCATGGAGCGTCTCTCCACCAGTCTTCGCGGACTTCAGCCGCCGGTCGATTGGAATAGATCGCCGCGATGATCATGCCGACGAATGCAGAGCCAATGAGGATGACGAGAGCCCATGCGAGAAAGATCACGGCTTCATCTCCACGAGTTTGAAGGCTTTGCCCGCATGAGTGAAAACGCCCGCGTCAACCGACCTTTCATCGATCCCACTTTGCGCCACGGCAAAAAGGATAAGTGCCGCCAAAAAACCAGCGAGGAACCCACACACAAGCGGCAACACAGGACGGCTGCTGACAGTCAGCCTAATGGTGTGCGTCTGCACTACTGGCGTGGCATCCCAGATTTTGCCGAAGTGGGTGTTCATCTACTGCTCCCCCTTCTTCGCTTCCCACTCCCGCCGAGCGGTATCGAGGGCAGTGTTTGCGCGTGGACTGTCCTTGGCGAGCTTGGTGAAGTGCGCCGCGATGTGTTCAAGCTCGGCTATACGGCTATCGAGGATGCGGATCGTCGCGTCACGGCACTCGATTGCGTCAGGCCATTGGCTGCGCTCTGCCATGGGGATTTCAAACCGGATGAACTCTCCGCCATCCGGAATGAATGCGTGATCGATCTCAAGGCGAGCATGGCAGCGCGCGATTTCCGTCTCAGCGTCTATTGCCGCGGTGGGTGTGGGGGTCATAGCTCAATAACCCTCGCTAGAGGCGGCGCCGATGCCGTGCCACATTGCGTGACTGCAAATCGGGCATGTGAAGACGATGGCGTCCCCGTCGCGCTGATCGGCGCTGTAGCGGCCTTCCTTGCGTTCGAAGATGGCCACGGTTTTGCATTCGCGGCACTTCATCGTGTACTTCACGTCTTCAGGAAGACGGCCCATGGTGATGATCTCGACCATTCAGACCACCGCCTTTCGGATTTCTTCCGCCAGCCACTTGCCGCGAGACATCGCGCGCTGAGCTGTCATGCGATCCGAGTAGCACCGACAGCCGCCGTTCGTGTGCTGGCCGCGCGGTCGCTCAACGAGGCAGTTGCCATCGCCGCAGCCGCCAATGAGGGCCATGGCTTCGTCGTATTGGGCGAGAGCCACCCTGATCTTATGCAGATCGTATCGCTCGGTGATGCTCATGTTCGCGCTTCTCTCTCATTTTGGAGGGAGGGGTGAAGGGGCTCAGGAGCAGGCTTGATTTGGCACTCGGCCCATCTCCGAACGCGGGCGAAACGCTGTTCTGGCGTTTCTTTCCATGGGCCGTATTCGTCGTTCATGTAGACGACTTCGCGAGCCAGAGCGTCTGCAATGCCGAACGTGCCAGCGACACCTTCGATGTCTTCTGGGTCAATCTTTTCCAAAGGAAGGCCGCGCGCCTTGCCAAGTGCCCCGAGCGCGCAGTAGCATCCCTGGCTTTCCAGTTGTTCGGCGATCAGTTTCTTTTCCGGAAGTGCGTCCAGAGCAGCCAAAAGATCGCGAAAAAATGTCTGCCCACGCTTTCCCGTCGAAGCCGCGTTCACGGCGCCGCGCCAGCGGATGATCGACCAGTTGTCGTCGCAGTCGTCGTTGTAGCCGGATCTGCTCATTTACTTCTCTCCCTCTGGTACGGGGGGATTGATGGGTGGGGTGGGGAGAGCGCGCCAGAGAGGGCAGTTTTTGCCGTCCTCGGCGTCAATCAGCCAAACCCATTTGCCTTCGAGTTCATCGGCAAAGTTGTAGAGCGATGTGCAGTTTTTCGACTTGTTGAACGAAAGCTTGAAGCGGGTGCGCGTCAAGTTCTCAACTGGCTGCATACGCTCGCGCTCGGCGAGGATGGCGGCTTGATGGTCTTCGAACGTGACGTAGTGCCCGTTCGGGAACACCTTCATTGTGTAATCGTCGAAGCCACGGTCATAAAGATCAAAGCGCTTGATCTCCCCGCCCGCGCTTGTTTGCGCTTGCGCGCCGGGAGGGGTGGGGAGAGCGCGACGACCTATCTCAGCCCGCAATTCGTCCATGCGCTCCGCCATCCATTCGCCGGGCGAGCCGCCATGGCCTTCAAAATCAGGGTCGGAGAAATAGTCGTCCCATTTGCGCTCGACCTCAGACAGTTCAGCCCGGAGGTCTGCCTCGTCGAAATTGCGAGCTGGCGTGTTCCAAGCCATTCACGCCTCCCCTCGGATTGCGGCTGCTATCCGCAGCCCGGTATCAGTGACGATCTTTGTGAGGACCTCTACATTCCTTGGGTTGGCGCCGGGTTTGGCCTCCCATTTAACGCCGGATGCAATCTTGGCGCAGCGCTCGCGCTCCGCAAGGACGGCCTTCATCACGAGAGATTGTGCCGTAGACACCGGGTGATTAAGCAGCGAGACAAGCGCCGGCTTGGTGAGCGCTTCCGCGGAATTGCGGATATCGAGAGGTATCTCGCTCATTACGCTGCGTCCTCGGAAACGGGGGCTTCGGAAGAGAGTTCACTCGCTCTGAATTGCGCCACAGCCTCCAATATCGCTTCCGCAAGGAGAACTGAGGTTTGAGCGTTTGCCGTCCAAACACCACTCGTCATGCCGTCAATGGAGCTCCTCTGATCAATGGAGACACCGCCATCGTCCATCAACTCGACGGTGATTTCGTCTTGCTTCGGGATAACCATGTTGGGATGACTCATTGGATCGTCCCCTTCCCCATCTCGTCGAGGACGGAAAGGACTATGTCGTCTTGAGGGAGAGAAACTTGAGCGTGGGTCATGCTGCGCTCCGATCAGCGTTCGGCGCGTTCTGCCACCCAAGTTCAGCGAGGGCGTCAGCTCGCTCATTTCCAGCATTGCCGTTATGACCGCGAATCCATTTGAAAGTGGCTTTGGAAGTGATGGCGAGAGCATCAAGCTCCTGCCAGAGTTCAGCGTTCGCAATCGGCGCGGAGTTGGCATTCTTGCCCTTGCGCCAGTAGTTTTTCTTCCACCTGTGGCGCCACTCATTCAGGCCGTTGACGCAATACTGACTGTCGGAATAGACGATAGCCTCTTGGCCCTTGAGGTATCTCAGGGCCTCGACAATCGCAGTCAGTTCCATGATGTTGTTTGTGGTCTGAGCGCGGCCACCCCAATCCTCGTAGACCCGATCACCCGTAGAATTGTAGGCGACGATACCCCAGCCACCACGGCCGGGATTTGGGATGCAGGCTCCATCCGTGTAGATCGTGATCATGCCGCTGTTTCCTGCTCGGCAGATTCCTGCGCGTCCATCCAGTCGATGACCCGCTGGTATGTCTTGACACTGAAATTCTCTCCATTCGCCACGCGGCTCAGGATTTTGCTGTCGTTCACCGCCCCTAGGCCGATGGCCGAGAAGCTCGACTTTTTCGTTTCGACAAAGGCCCTCGCACGCTCGATGAGCGTATCTCGGATGACCTGGCTCGGAATGGTTTGGGGCGTTGGTTTCTTTCGCATAGGGGGATTAATCCCTATTCGCCGTCGAAAGTCAAGGGTTGTTTCCCGATTGCCCGAAAATAGTCGTAGGGCATGATACCGCTATGCAGCAAACCCTGATTCAGAAGATCGACAGTCGCCTCGACGAGCTCCGGATGAGCCGTGCGAAGGCATCGACGGCTGCCGGACTCTCGTCATCATTTATTAGGGATATCGAAAGAAGAGGCGGAACGCCCAATTTGGGAAGCCTCAAGAAGCTTGCCAAGGTGCTCAGAGTAGAATTAGAGTATCTGACTCAGGCGGAGGACATCGTTTCTGATCGACAGATCGAAACTACAGAATTGCAAGTTGTCGGGACTATCGAGGCGGGGCAATTCAGAGACATTACGATCTTTGACCAGGACGACAATTACCCGGTGATTAACGTCGTGGCGGATCGAAGGTTCAAGCATGCTCGCCAATACGCCCTGAAGATTTCGGGCGACAGCATGAACTTGAAATATCCTGATGGCTCATACGTCATCTGCGTTGACTACCACGAGAGCGGTCTTGCGCTGCAAAAAGGCATGACGGTTCACGTGACACACACCCTGGCCGGCACTCACCTCGTAGAGATCACGTTGAAAGAGGTAGGCTCAATGAACGGGGAGATCGTTCTGGTGCCGAGAAGCTCGAACCCTAAGCACAAGCCGATAATCATGTATGGCGGCGAGGATTCAGAGTACCAAATTTGCGGCGTTGTGACCGGCTCTTTTCTGCCTGAAGAGTTCTGATTTTCTCGCGCGGTTACCTACTATCTCTATCTCCAGAGCAAGAACCTATAAGAGATAAACCTTAACGTGATTAAGCTTTCCGTATATTCATGTGCAATGGTTGCACTTATATAACTGCAATGGTTGCACTTATTGCCACGTGAACATCAGCCAATACCGGTTCCCGGCGTTGCGCTTGCGCTCCATCCCTACAAAGCCCTCATCCCTCAAAACGTCAAGAGCCGTGATCACTGATCGCTGACTACACCCGACTGATTCCGCGATGGTCTTGATTGAAGGCCAACAATCGCGATCACGGATGTTCATGCGCATGGCCAAATGCATGGCAACGCGCACCTGAACATGTGTCAGGTCAGGACAGTCGACAACCATCCGAATCCATTCATCGCGGTTGCGTAAGTAGTGCGCGCCGGTCTTCGGCATTTCTTCGTTCATGGATGCACCCTAGGGGATGCGTCCCGATATTTCAATCAAAAAATGGGGATTGATCCCTTGACATGGGGTTTTATCCCTCTATACTCGTCTCTACCGGCCCACGAATGATCTGCCTCACGGCACGCAAGAACTCGACGGCCCGGTGTCAACCAGCCCGGGGGTTATCGGGCCAACGCAGGAGGCAGTCATGGACTAGGCAGCGCGGGGCGCGCACGGCGTGAAGAGCTTCGGGACGGCCCTACCGGAGCGGAAGTCGAAGGGCGTTACAGAATTTTCGAAAACTTTGGCGACCTGGGCAAGTCAGAAAACTGCCTCCCCTGCTTCCCCACGGAAGCGCTGAGACACGGAACGCAACGAGAGGCGAAGAAGATGAACCTCGTTAACGGCACCACAGAAAATCACAGTTACGGCAACGCCCCGGCACTCTGCGTCTGCGGCGTCACCAAGGGCCACGCAACTCGTGCGCAGAAGTGGCTCAAGGACCGCAGCTATCTGTCGTTCTACCGCGCCGCCGACAAAAGCCTGAACGCCTTCGAATATCCGCAGGGCAGAGAGTGGACCTACGAGCTTCTCCACAAGGCTCTGGAGGAAACCCGATGAGCGAGAACTGCACCTATTGCTGGATCGTCAGCAGGAATGCTTGCAGCGAATATCGCGGTCGGGCTCGCGTCCTTGAGCTTCAAAGCTGCCCCAACCTCGACCCGGAACAGCAAGCCTATCACGCATCGACGTGCGAGGCGGCTACCCCAGCGGACCGCGAACTTGCCGAGTACCGGCGCAAATACGGGCGGCTTTGATCATGCTCAGCAAGTCAGAAATCCTCAAAGCCGCATGGGCCGAGTTCCGCAAGTCTCCGTCGTGGTGGCAGGTAGGCTCTCTCCGCTCCAAGACGTTTGCTGCTGCTCTCCGCAAGGCATGGGCATGGGCGAAGTTCAACGCGGAATGCGCTCGCAAGGATGCGGTTCGCAAGGCTGAGAAAGCCCGTCGCACTGTAGATGCACCGGCTGTCCTCGCCATCCGCAAGGCAATCGACGAGCTGCAGTTCAAGAGCTTTCGCTACGACATCGCGAGAGAGCGGATGGCTTTGGAAGCGAAGCTGGTTGCGCAGATTGCCGCATAACAATTCACCAACCCGAGGGACGGAAATGAAATTCGACATCCTGAACAGATTTACCGGAGCAGTTCAGTTCTCTTGCGAGATTGAGTGCTCGGCCGACGCGCTTCCGTCCGTCAAACTTGGACTGGCGGTGAAGGTAGCTATCAAGGAAAGGGCCGACCTCAGCAGGGCCAACCTCAGCGTGGCCGACCTCAGCAGGGCCGACCTCAGCGGGGCCAACCTCAGCGTGGCCGACCTCAGCAGGGCCAACCTCAGCGGGGCCAACCTCAGCAGGGCCAACCTCAAGGAAGCAAAAAACGCGGACCTCGCTATCGCGATGACCCGCATCCTCCCCGAGGGAGATCTTATCGGCTGGAAGAAATGCCGAAGCAACGTGATCGTCAAACTCCGTATCCCGGAAGCAGCCAAACGCTCCCATGCCTTTGGGCGCAAGTGCCGCGCCGAGTTTGCCGACGTGATCGAGGTTATCGGCGCCGAGGAGGGCATTTCGCTGCACGACGGCAAGACCAAGTACGTGGTTGGCGCTCGGATCACCCCTGACAGCTTCGACGAAAACTGGATGGAGGAGTGCTCCAGCGGAATTCACTTCTTCATCCACCGACTCGAAGCCGAAGCCTACTCAGGCTGACATCCCTTCTCCCTCCCCTCACCCAATGACGAGGGAAGGGAAACGAACGAAACCGAGGAACGGAAGATGACCGAGGCGACCCGAGAGCGCAAACTCCGATACTTCACCGACTACGACCGATCCGCTCTGGAAGACGCTGTGGCGCGCTATCTAGCGGAAAACGGCCCCGACTTCCTAGCCGACTGGCTGATCGACGATCTCGTTTCAATTGAGGTTCGCCGCCGCCGGGCCTCGCAGCACCGCATACTTCGCAACCGTCGCCACATTCTCAGAGCCTCAGGAGGCCTGTCATGAGCACGCTTGAGCAACGCAGGGACACCCTTATCGCCCTCGTGCAGGAATACGCCGACGAACTCATGGACATGGTCGTGACGATGGGCGGGGATGCCGACTATCTCGCCAGCTGGCCGGAAAAGATGGCCGATGACCTCCATGTCGCATTTGTCGACGCCATCGACCGGCGCGACGACCGCAACACCCCCGAGTCCAGCGCTGCTTATGCGGCTGATATCGAACGCGGAGTAAGGGCATGAGCGAGGATACCATCCTTTGGGCCGTCTACACCAACTCGGATCTGACCGAGGGCCGCGGACGGCAATACGTCAAGCATTTCTGCCGTACCGAAGCGACAGCCAAGCGTCTCGCCAAGCGCGAGTATGTGCAAGGCACCGACTGCCCGGTTGAGCCAGTGAAGGTTCTCTTCCTCGATGGCAAGCATGTCCTGCCTGCAAACATGATCCATGTCGTCGAGCCGACTGACGAGGACTTGCGAGCGCAGGAGAGGATTTCGGCCCATCGTATCGCCCTTGAGAAAGCCAAAACGCTTGGCCTGAGCGACGACGATATCAAGGCGATCAGGGGGAATATCCAATGACCCATTGCCGTCGCCCGTTCCAGGATTGCGCGTCCCTATGCGATCGATGCGCCACGCCTTCCATATCCGATCGTTTCGAGGCAAATGCCGCCGCCCGCGCAGAACAGGCCAGACAAGGCCGTCTGACGCTTCTCGCGGTATGGGTTGTGTGTTTCGCCGCTCTCGCCTGGTCCGTCGCTGTCGGTCCAATGCGGGCCGAAGCTCAATTCCAATCAGATCTGAGGAGATAGCCATGACACCCGGTCAAATCACCCTGAAGGCCCACGACACCAAGCGTGAGTCCGGTTTCCTTCACAGGATTTCAAAGACCGCGGCCAGCCGTCGCCAGAGGCAATTGCTTGAACGCGCTGCAGTCGATGCCAGCGAGGATTTCGAGGCACTGAAGTCAGCCGCAACCATGGGAGATTACCATGAACGCGCCAGCAATTGAAGCAAAAGACGTTGCTGTTGAGCATCTTGTGCGCCGGCAGACTGAGGCGGCGAAGCGCCTGATCAGATCGCTAAACGAGGCCGGCGAAGGCGACGACGCCGAACTGGTCGCTGACATGATCGAAGGCCAGACGGGCTTGACGGAGGCCATCGCCGCGGCACTCGACCAGATCGACGAATGCGAGATCCTCGTTACCGGCCTGAAGGCCAAGGAAGCGGCTTTTGAAGCGCGTCGTCATTCAATCGAGAACCGTGCCGAGCGTATCCGGGCTCTGATCGAGCAAGCCATGCTGGCGACTGACCAGACGTCGATGCGCCTGCCAACGGCGACGGTCACTCTCAGGAAAATACAGCCCGGCCTAGTGATCGTCAACGAAGCTGACATCCCTGCCCGGTTCTGGGTCGAACAAGAGCGGCCCGCTCCCAAACTCGACAAGAAGGCATTGGCGGAAGCCGTCAAGGCCAAAGAGGAAGTCCCAGGCGCAACCCTCGATAACGGCTCTTTTGGCCTCTCAGTTCGGAGAAAGTGACATGAACGAAATAACTCGCTTTGACATGACGCCGCGCCAGGTAGCGCTGGTAAAGCAGACCGTTGCGAAAGACTGCAACGATGATGAGTTCAATCTTTTCTGCGAAGTCGCTCGCGCCAAGGGCCTAGACCCGTTCCTCGGGCAGATCATCCCTATGGTCTTCTCCAAGGCCGACGCCAAGAAGCGGAAGATGACCATCATCATTTCCCGCGATGGCCAGCGCGTCATCGCGCAGCGCTGCGGCGACTATCGCCCGGCAAGCAAGCCTCCGGTCTTTGAATACGACGCCAGCCTGAAAGGCCCGCTCAACCCAAAGGGCATTGTGACGGCGACTGTCTATCTCTGGAAACAGGACCAGAAGGACGGCACTTGGTACGAAGTCGCCGGTCAGGTCGATTGGGATGAGTTCGCGCCGGTCAAAGACGAGTGGATTTATGACGAGGCCGCGAACAAGCGGAAGCCAACCGGCAAGCAGGCGTTGGACGATTCCGGCAATTGGGTTCGGATGCCCAAGCTCATGATCGCCAAGTGCGCCGAAATGCAGGCTCTCCGCGCCGGCTGGCCCGAACAGTTCACAGGGCTCTATGACGAAGCCGAAATGGACCGCGCCAAGGTGCTCGACCTGTCGGCTTCCGAGATAGTCGAGCACGAGCGCGAAGAGCGCCGGATGATCGCCATCAGCGGCAAAGACGCCATTACCGTTACCTGGGGCGACGGCTGGTCGCTGGAAAACGTGCCGGTCGGCCAGTTCGTCGATAGAGCGCTCGAATATATCAAGACCGAGACGCGCGAGAACGTCCAGCGTTGGGCGGACGCAAACCGTGACCCGCTGCGGATCTTCTGGGCAAAGCACCCGGGCGATGCGCTTGCCATCAAGAAGGCCATTGAGGCCAAGTCCCAGAAGGAAGCGGCGTGATGTCAGGTTCAGTCAATAAAGTAATACTTATAGGCCATTGCGGCGCCGACCCTGAGATCAGGCGTAGCGCCTCTGGCAACCCGATCGCCAACCTCCGCATTGCAACTTCGGAACAGTGGCGCGACAAGAATTCCGGCGAGCGCAAGGAAAAGACCGAGTGGCACACCGTCGTCTGTTTCAACGAGGGCCTTTGCAAGGTCATCGAGCAGTACGTCAAGAAGGGCTCAAAATTATTCGTCGAGGGATCTCTGACGACTAGAAAATGGTCAGACCAGAGCGGGAACGATCGGTATTCAACCGAAGTCGTCATCCAAGCATTCGGCGGCCAGCTTGTCATGCTAGACGGCCCCAGCGGAGACCGTGAGGCCAAGCCAGACCGCAGTAGCGGGGATTATGGCAACGCTAGCGGCGGATCGGAGCGCAAGCGCGAGCCAGCGCAGGCCCCGCAATTCTATCGAGATGACGAGGACGAAATTCCGTTTGCTCCAGAGTGGAGGATTTAGCCATGGGCGTAGATCGCACAGATTATCTCATGCTTGGCGCCGACGTTGGCGCAAGGGCATTCGATTGGGACAAGCACGAGAACGAAGTCAACGGCGCCCCAGGCGCGCGATTTGATGTCGTCTACGACGGGATGAGCGGCCAGTATTGCATTGCTGGGAAGATCATAGCCCGCAGCGATCCTTACGAGGGCTTCGAGTTGGCCAAGGTAGACGAGTCAAAACTCGGCATTGATCGATCAGAATTAGCCGCCACGCTGGCTGAGGCCTTTGGGAGGCCTGACATCGGCCCTGAGTACATTTCCCTGATCTTGTTTTCACACTTTCATTGAGGGTCTGACTATGGCCAAGCGAGAAAAGTGCCCCTTCAAGTTCGTCCGCAAAGGCAACAGCCTATTCCCCGAGATGGAATTCGACGCCAGAGCCCTCGATGGCATTGCACAAGGTCAAGGCGTCCGCGTCGAGATCGGCCAGTGGCGAAATCTCGACCGCTTGAGAGCGTACTGGTGCACGCTTCAGGACTGCGTCGATGCCACGGGCTGCGCACCGCACAAGGAAGCGCTGGACGCCTATCTGCGGCCCGCTGTGGGCCATGTGGATATCGTTCGGCTTGCCAATGGCAGATATCAGGCCGTCCCGCGACCGATCAACACCCGCGACTGCGACGAGCCGGAAATGATCGCATTCTTCCAAGCGATTGAGGAATGCCTTGCGCGCGAGTTCGGCTTTGTCAGCGAGAGGAAGATTGCGGCATGAGCAAATTCCCCGATCACGGCGACGACCTCCCCCCTGTCCAATCGTCGCTCAACGTGTCAGCCGGGCATCCCCGCTCGGCTGACGCTTCTCTTGAAAGGACATGAAGTGAAATACATCCTTGTAATTCACACCTTCATGAACTGGACGCAACCGCAGGCGACGACAGAGATCCCCATGCCGTCGCTTGATGAATGTTCGAAGGCCGCTGCCGCCGCGAAAATCGCCCCCGATGTAGGGATGGTTTTCTGTGTGCCGGAGGGGTCAAAAATTAACATCCCGAGGAATCAATAGATCGGCAAAATACGCCTTAACGCTTTGAACTATAAGCGTTTTTGTGGTAGAATTCAAGCCATATCTGGAGGCTAGAAATGGCAGAAAACAGCAAGATTGAATGGACTGATCATACCTTCAATCCGTGGATTGGATGCACCAAAGTTTCGCCTGCCTGTGACGGCTGCTATGCCGAAAACCTCATGGCGAACCGATATGGCCGTGTCCAATGGGGCGCGGGTGAGGATCGCCAGCGTACAAGCGTGGCCAACTGGCGCAAGCCTGTCCTGTGGGACAGAGCGGCGGCTGCCGCTGGCGCGCGACCGCGCGTGTTCTGCGCCTCCCTTGCCGACGTCTTCGACAACGAGGTCGAAGAGATGTGGCGGGTTGACCTGTTCAAGCTCATCGAGGCCACGCCTAACCTTGTCTGGCTGCTGCTGACAAAGCGCATCGGCAATGTCCGCAAGATGACAGACCCGGAGCGCGGCAATCCTCTCCTTCCGCGCAACGTTGCCATCGGGGCGACGATCGCCAATCAGGAAGAATACGACCGAGATCGGATGAAACTCTGGGAGGTCAAGCAGACACGCGAGCCGCTCTTTACCTTCGGTAGCTTTGAGCCGCTCCTCGGACGGATCATCCTGGATTCCTATGCGCCCGACTTGATCATCACCGGCGGCGAGACGGATCAAGGATCGCATAAGGCCCGTGACACCGACCCGGCCAACTTCCGTTATCTCCGTGACCAGTCGCGCGCTCTCGGCCGCTCGTTCTTCATGAAGCAGATGACGCGCAAGGCGCCGATCCCGGATGACCTTCTCATCCGCCAATGGCCGGTGGCGGCATGACCACCATCAACGTCCGCTCCCACAATCGCCGTAAGCCCGACAGGATCAAGAACGATCCGTTCAAGTCTCTGATCGAGGCACGCCTAGCCGCCCGTAAAGCCCGTGCAGAGCGTTTCGAGGCTTCTCGGCCTGTGTCCTATCCCAGCGTCTTCAGAGCTATTGCGGATGCGCTTAGGGCGTGGAGGGGATGATGGGGATCTTGCAAAACTACATCCGCGCGATACTCCCTACCGTCTTGGATAAGGCGCTCAAAGAGAGACTGCCAAGTCTTGTCCATGAAGCCCTTGCGGAACGTTTCGCAAAACACCCTGATCGGCAGCTTAGCGAGGTAGGCTTCCGCTGGGCATGGGTTCTGCGCATTCAGCAGCATTGGCCGTCCGTCGAAAAGAATGAGGCCGCCCGCTGGCTAGACGACTACATGCCGGCATCGTTTGGCGATCCTGAATACGACTGGTCAGCCCGCGCCTCTCAAGAGCTTGCCGACGATTATGTCAGGGAGTTTGGCGAATGAGCCGCCGCGAATTCTCCAAGCCAGTCAAAGCCGAGATCGTTCGTCGCGCTATGCTGCCGGATGGCAAGATCGCCTGTGAGGGCTGTGGACTGATCCTGGGCCGCAAGCCATACGACATCGACCACAGTATTCCAGATGCGATGTTCCTCGACAAGAGCCGGAAGCTCACGGCCGCCGACGGGCGTCTCCTCGGGAAAGAGTGTTGTCACGATCCAAAAACGCATGAGATCGACCTGCCAGCCATCGCAAAGGTGAAGCGCGTCGAGGCGAAGAACCTCGGCGTCACCAAGCCAGCCGGCAACATCAAATCACCGGGCTTTTCCGCCCCCGCTAAGCAGTCGAAGCCCTCGAAATGGGACTTCCTGCCGAAGCTTGAGCCGAAGCCGCTTTTCACCGCAAAGGAACGCACATGACCGAGAGATTAGAAGCCCTGAACGATGGGCCATCATACAACTTTTCCATGAACAAAAAACCCAAATGCCCTCACTGTGGTTCCGACTTCGACATTCAAGAAGGCGAAGCGTGGTTTCTATACGACGAGAACGACACTCATACGGTCGAGTGCCAAAGCTGCAGCATGGAATTTCAGGTTAGCAGTCTCGCTCAATGGTCGTTCTCGACGGACGAGCAGGACGAGCTATGACCGCCCCAAAGGAAGAAGCGGCGGAACCGGTAGCTTGGGCGCGTCAACGCTCGCTAGAACGGCTTGAAGAGCACGGCATGATTATAGCCATTTCCGGTCCTGGCCCAGATGGCGGATATACCGAGCCCCTTTATTCCCAAGCCTACGTCCTCTCCCTCATTGCCGAGGTGGAGAGGCTGAAGGCTGATCGGCTATACATCGTCGGATGCAATGACGGTTACGACGCGGCCATGGAGCAGGCGGCAGAATTCTGCGACGGGGCGGAAGCATCGTGGCGCGAAACCGCAGACAAGGCCCATGAGCTTGACCACAACGAGGCCATGGGCTGGTCAACCACCGCCACCGCGAAGGCGGAAACGTGCGCCGGTCTGGCATCCACCATTCGGACAGCGACCACCATCCCGCTCATCCGAGGCGTCGGCCTTTGCTTACTGGACGGTAAAGATGCGGAAGCGAGTGCCGCCCCTCCCCAGCCATCAGGCGAAGTCGAGAGGATGCGGGAAGCGCTGGAGCCGTTCGCAAAGCTTGGCGCTCTTTTCCTCGACCCAGACAATCAAGCTACCAAAGGCGATGATCGGCCCGTCTGGGGCTACAACTCGATTGACCTGACATATGGCGATTTTCGCCGCGCGTTTGCCGCACTCACCGGAGGCGAGAGCAATGATTGATATCGATACGCTGATCCACAAGATTGAATTGAATCTTGCCGTCATGGAGAAGGCGGAAGACGAATGGGTCATCCAAGACGGCTGCTCATGGCGGCGGATCGGCACGCGGGACGGTCGCGACAATGACGGTGCCGTGCTTCGCCCTTATGTGGCGCGAGACGGGCACCCTGATATGGCGTCACCATATGGCGTGCTTCTCCATATCGTTCTGGCGCAGCCGAGCAATATCCGGTTGCTATTGGACGAGATTGTCTCCCTTCGCCAGCAGCTTGAAGAGGTGCGGGTAAACCCACCCACTGGGCAATGGCGTCTTGACCCGGCGCTGTCCGGCTACGAAGCCAACCTCAATGACCAGACCATCACCCTCCGGTTCGTCTCCGAAGAGGAGTTCGCCTATGCAACGATGGCCATCGCCCGGCTGGTGGAGGCGCCAGAAAGCGCTCTCGGCGTGAGCACTTCACTCGACGAAACAGACCCCAAACCGCACACCCCCGCGGAGTGACCAACCATGACTGATAAGATCTATCGCTCATTCAAATTCAAGCTCTACATTGAACCGGAACACGACCTCCTGTTTCGCCGGTGGGCTGGCGTTTGCCGCGCGGTTTACAATGCCGCACTAGAGCAACGGTTGAACCATTGGCGGGCATTCAAACGCGTCGAAGGCAAGTCGATCTCCTACTTCACCCAAGCCCGCGAGCTGACCGCATTGCGAGCCGAGTTTAATTGGATCAAGGATTGTCCGTATTGTGCTCAGCAGCAAGCCTTGCGCGACCTGGACAAGGCATACTCTAATTTCTTCAAAGGTCTCGCCGACTACCCGACTCCTCGCCGTAAGGGCATCAACGAGTCGTTCCGGTTTTCCAAAACTGACTGCGGCGACGTCGAGATCCTGAATGGCAAATGGGCTCGCGTTCGCCTACCAAAGGTCGGCCTTGTGAAGTTCCGGCTGACCCGTCCGATCCGCGGGACCCTGAAAAACATTACCATCAATGATGGCTTTATCGTCTTCGCGTGCGAGATCGAGCATTCAGCACCAGATATCATTCCCGGCGGAGAAGTCGGCATCGATCGCGGCATATCCAACAATGTGGCGCTATCGACCGGCGAGTTGATGTCTATGGATCGCGCCGGCATCAAGGCGATTGAAGAGCGGCACAAAGACGTCCAGCGGCAGGTTGCCCGGCGCAAACGCGGCTCCAGGCGATGGGTCAAGGCGAAGCGTCACGCAGCCAGCCTGAAAGCCAAGGCGGCTCGCAAGCGCCTGCATTGGCAGCACGAGGTGACGACGGCTATTGCCAAGCGCAACGGGCTTGTCGTTCTGGAAGATTTGAAGATCTCGAACATGTCCAAGTCGGCGAGCGGCACGGTCGCTGAGCCCGGCAGGATGGTTCCCCAAAAGGCTGGGCTTAACCGCGAAATCAAGAACGCCGCTTGGTTCCAGTTTGAGAGGCTGCTGACATACAAGGTGAAGGAGCGAGGCGGAGTCGTCCTCAAGATTAATCCTGCATACACATCCCAGACCTGCGCCTGTTGCGGGTCGGTCAATCGGAAAAACCGCGAAAGCCAAGCGAAGTTTGCCTGCATTGATTGTGGATTCGAAGATCACGCCGACATCAACGCGGCCGTGAATATTCTTCGGGCTGGAACACAGCCTGCGACTGTCAAGGTCGCGAAGTGACGGGCGTCGTGAGTCGCCCCGAAACCCCCGTCTTTCAGGTCGGGGAGCATGTTAAAACCTTGCATTATCGGACGTTTTTTAGAACCAAGGAGACAGGCTTTGAGCCGTCTGACTGACAAGCTGGCAATGCGATCGGCGCTGCTAATCGCCATCGATACGGAAGAGTCTTTGATCGACGCTTATACCCCGTCTCATGGCCCAGCCAAGGAAACGGAAGAGGGCGTCATCATTGCCCGTCGTCGCATCAAGGCGTTCAAGCGAGTGCTGGACCGATACTTCGGCGGCGTGCCTGACGATCCGTTCGCCAACTCCAAGAGTATTCCGCTGCACGAAGTGCTCGAAGGCATCTATGCCGACAAGGGAGACGATGAATGAAAATCACGGACGAAATGGTTGAGGCCGGTTGCCGCGCGATGCACGAACAGCAAGGCACCGAGGACGCTGACGCCCCTCTCCACAGCCCCTACCAAAAGAGCTGGGAAGAGCCTGACCGCGTGCGCTGGATGCAGTGGGATGAGACTGTTCGGGATGTTTTCCAAGCAATGGTCACCGCTGCGCCAGCCAGCGCTGAGCCGGTGAAGGTCATGCCGCTGGCGTGGGAGGAAACCGTTGAAGAAACCGGACGATACGCTTCGGCAAAGACAAGAGTTGGTGGATACGACGCGTTTGAGTTCACGCTTACTACGCCAAGTAAGACCAAGATTGTCACGGGGTGGACAGGCCACTGGAAAAATGGGGAACAACACACAGCCTCATTTGATGAGGCAAAGGCCGCGGCTCAAGCCGATTACGAGCAGCGCATCCGCTCCGCCCTCGAGGCAAAGCCATGAGAAACATAGCACGCATCGTTGACTACGCGATGGGGGCGCTAGACACCCGAGATGAAATGGTTGGCCGGTCTGTGACATTCGCCATCTTGCAATACGCCAAATCCCACGTCTCCAAAGACATGATCCTCGCCGCCCGTCGAGTAAAGCACCTTCGCGTTCCAAAGCGTGAGGCCGAGGAAGTAATGTTTGTGGCAATGGTGGATGTGATGCTGGCGGAGATTGATCAGGATGGGGGAAAGGGATGAGCGAACCGTTTCACTACTACATGATCAGCTTCAGCTATTCTCGCCAGCGGGAAAGCGGCTTTGCGTCAACGCGGATCGGGTGGCCGGAGCAGTACGTCAACGAGGCCAGAATTCAGGAAGCCAAGAGATCGATCGTCCCGTTAGGCAGCGATGTGGTCCCGCTTTCAGTCAGCTATCTGGGTTATATGACGCCCGACGAATTCCGCGGAGCCACCAGCCCCGCCCCGATCGAAGACGGGGAGGCGAGATGAAGCCCGTCCGCGCCTCCAAGATAGCCGAGAAATTTGGCTTCACATCTCGCCACTGGATTAGACAGGCGGCCAATGGCAATATCCCCGGAGCCTACCAGCCTTCCGGTCCGGGCGGCCAATGGCTATTTGATCTTCCGACATTCGAGAAGTGGTTCAATTCCAGGGTTAGAGGCGTCCCGATATGGCAACCATCTACAAAAGGGGTAACGTCTGGTGGGGCCGCGCCCAAAGAAAAGGCGTCGAACACCGGACTTCCTTTGAGACACGAACTAAAGCAGTTGCTGAAAAACGTCTCCGCGCGTGGCTCGAAGAGCTCGAAGCCGAACAGTGGGGCGGCAAACGTCGTGTTGCTTTCCGAACAGCATCCAAGGCGTTCGTGACCGATTATCTCCCGACGCTCAAGCCGGCATCGGCTACCCGATATGGCGTGAGCCTCCAGTGGCTATCCGACAAATACCAAGACAAGCATATGGACGAGATCGGCCGCGAAGAGCTTTCTGAGTTCGAGACGTGGCGCCGCGGCCTGGGGGCATCAAACCCGACGATCCGCCGAGACCTTGCCTGCCTGTCGTCCGTCTTCACATTCTGCGAAGACCGTGAATGGATTGAGGATGGCCGCAACCCTGTGCCTCCCTATCTTCGTCGCAGGGCCAAGCGCGGACTCAAGGAAGCCGATGCGCGGAAACGCTACCTGTCGGAGCAGGAGGAAGCTAAACTGCTCTCAGCGGCCACGCCAGAGGTTTGCATTGCCATTTGCGTGGCGATCGATACCGGTCTTCGTGCCGAGGAAATGTTCTCCCTCACATGGCCGCAAGTGAACTTCGCCAAGGGCACGATTCGAACGACGGAAGACACCAAGAACAAGAAGGCGCGGACGGTCCCGATGCCGGAGCGAACCGCTCAATTTCTGGCACAGAAAAAGCTCAAGGCCGACCGGGATAACAAGGAGCGAAAAGTCGCCTCAACATTCGTGTTTACGCACGAGGACGGCTCTCGGATATTGCGCCAGAACAAGGGGCTCGCAGGAGCGGTTAGGCGCGCAAAGATCCCGCACGTGCGCTGGCACGACCTGAGACGGACGGCCGGCTGCCGTTGGCTGCAGCGGGACAAGAGATCATTGGAGGAAGTCGCCAAGATGCTGGGCCACGGCGCGAAGTCCGTGACGGAAAAGGCATACGCATTCTTGGACGAGGAAGAGGTCGCAGAGTCGATCGCCGCACAAAAGCAGGCACATAAGCCCACGGAGAAGGTAAAGAAATTGAGGAAAAACAACGATGTACGATGAAGGCGAAACGGACTCTGACTCCGTTAGTCCTGGTTCGAATCCAGGTTCCCCAGCCAAGCTTTCCACCGCTTTGCGCCATCAGACAAGCCGGAAATTCCGGAACAGACGCAACACACGCGACACACAAAAGTCGGCACAGTGGAGCGATGCGCCAACCCGTCTTCAATGCTATAATGGAAGAGAGAGGTGAGACATGACCGCCGATGAAATCGCCGTAATGAACGCAGCCCTCGATAAGGGGATAACCCCGGAGAGATGGACGACGAAGTCCCATCGCAGCCCGATCGAAGTCGTCTTCCCGGATGGCCGGCGCGTCGTATCACTCTACGATATACGGTCCTATGATGACTGGTGGGACGTCAAGGGTATTGGCCGATGCAATTTCGGGAAGTCCATGATCTGCAACCGCCGAACGATTGTCGAGTACCCGGAAGGCCGTCAGCAGGAAACGACCCTTGAGGTTCAAGGCGCGATCGAGATAGCCAAGGATCGACGAGAGCGGGAAAAGTCGAAAGGGCTCCTTGAGCGGCTTGCTCGCAGAATATTTGGATGAGGTGAGATGATGGACCCTATAGCCGAAGCAGCATTTGCCGAATTCGTCAAAGAGTGGCCAACTCGAGGGGTGATTAGAAAAGAGATCATGACCACAGATATGCGCCAAGAGTATCGTCGGGCCTTTGTCGCGGGCTTTATCGCCGCTCAGCGCTCCCCCGCTCTCGACGAACCCGGCAAGATGGACGATGGAGAGAGAGGATGACCGAGATCGCCAATCTCCTTGATGCCCTTCAGGAGCACTTTGCGCAGGAGAAGCGAGAGGCTGAAGCCGAGAGGGAAAAATACTACGCTAGCCTTCCGGAATCAGACCGGAATGCCGCTCGTCAATGGGATGCCATCCTCGCTGAGAGTTCTCGCGTAATTGATCAGGCACACTTCGATAGCATCATTTGCGGATATGGCGAGGCGACTTGCCCGATCACCGGAACGAAATACGTGTTTACCAATGGGTATGCCACAACGCAAATAGGCGCCCCAGCCAGCCAATGAAGGCCAGCCGGGGCAAGGTAGTCCTCGTCTTATCTATTCGCCGGTCTTCTTCCCGAACCACCTCATGAACAGCACTTCGGCACCACGCGGGCCGAGATAGGCGAGCGCCGCTACGAGCCCCGTCGATGTTGGATGGCTGAGATCAAAATAGGAAGCGAGCCCTTCTCCGATGATGGCCATGCCGACGGCGATCGGCAGTTCCCAAATCAATTCGGGACCGAAGAACCTGCGATTTGCCTTTCGAGCTTCTGAGATATGCCACATAGCCCTTCCCAACGCCGCGCCGATCAACGTGGTTCCCGCGCCGCCGAACCATGCCGAGAGAAGATCGGCGACTGTCTGCTTGTCTGTCATCAAGACCTCGCCAAAAGCTCGCAAATTACACGCCCTGGAACGATGAACCCATACCCCGTCGCCGTCGCTGACATTGGCGAGATGGGCCACAGTGAAACGCCAACGGAAATTCCGATGAGTTCGTGATCCTTGTTATACACCGCCCCCCCCGATTGGCCTGGAATGACCGGACCGGAGACGACCAGAACACTTTTCCAGTGTGCCAAGGGCCGCTCGTCACCTGCGATCCGCCCGAAGCCTACGATGTCCTCAAGAGCCGTCGGATTGCCTGCCAGGGTGATTTCGTCACCTATCTGAGGCATGCCGCAGTTGAGCCGTGCGAATGAGACGCCGTCGCCATCTGCCTTCATCAAGGCAATATCGCGCTCTTTGCTGATCCATAGAACCTCGGCTGGACGCAACGATCCGCCCTTAAAGCGAAGATCAAGGCGCTTGGACGGCCGCTCGAAGAGATGGGCGGCCGTGAGATAGAGGCCTGCACCGATATGCACGGCACTACCATGTCCGCCGTCGAGCATGACTTTCACGTCCGCTGGTAGGAGCGCCTTGCGTGGAAACTTGGGTGCCGCGGCATTGAGCGCCGCGATCTCCTGATTGGCGACCTCTGAGGCATAGGATGGCTTCAGGACGAGAGCGGATGAAGAATACCAGATTGCCGCTCCAACTAGGCAGACGGAGGCTGCCCATGCGATAGTCTCTTTGATGCGCATGCGAGGCTCCTATCTGCGCCGGATTGCGGCCGCGATTGATGAGACGCTGGAAACAGTGGCCTGGAGGCCGAAGAAGGAGAGCAGAATCAGGCCCTCCCATTCCGAGAACGGGGCCGGATATGCTGGGATGCGCCAGCCCATCTTGAAGATCGTATCGAGGCCGACAGCGCCGGCATGAAGGACGAAGGGGATGGCAACGAGGGCCGTCATGAGCCGCATTTCCCAAAAGCCAGCCGTTGCAAGCCGGATTTCCTTGGCAGCTTGTCGATCGGAAATTTGCTTCTTGATGTCTTCGATCGCGGCGTCTGCGATTATCCGCTTTTCGTCTGTGTCGGCCGCAAGCTTGGCCTGCCATCCTTTGAGCAGTGCGCCGATGAGAGGGCCGGTGATGAGATTACCCAGCCACGCCAGCATCACGTCACCGGGGGCTGCGGTTTGACCATGCCGGTGAAGCCGTCACGGAAAGCGTTGATCAAGATTTTTGCAAGACCGAGGCCGCCAACGATCTTGAGCGATGTTTCGGCATCGAAGAACGGGGTCCAGTCGAAGACCTCTAGCGCCGGCAAAGCGACGATCGCCACATTGATCACGTTGTGCAGAAAATTGGTGTTGAAGACTCTCATGGCTTCCTCGCAAAAGCGGCTGCGATGACGTTGAGCAGGGCCGCCAGCCAGCCGCCGGTCGGAACCGGGCCTTGGGTCATGACGGCGGGCGTTTCGCTCTGAGCGGGCTTTTCTGGCGGTTTGGTGACCGATGGCGCGGTATCGAGGGCGGCCATGGTGAAGCGCCCCACAACACCGTCAGCGGTGAGCCCCCTTGCCCGCTGAAACTGTCGGATTGCCTCGTCTGTGTTCGGCCCGCGAACGCCGTCAACCTTGACGTCAAATCCGTGAGCAACAAGGCGCTTCTGAATATTGAGGACAGCGCCGTCAACGCCGGGCGTCTTGATGCCGTGGCCTTTGAAGCGGGCATAGGCATCGGCCATCTTCGTGTCGTAGTGGTTGGCAGCATAGGCCGGGCCGTTGTAGCCGCGGGCGACCGTCTTCCAGTCATGCCGCTCGAGCGCGCCCTTGAGGCCAGACTTTTCCAGGAACCGCACCATAAGCTCGACTTGGCCCTCGACGCCTGACCGGCCCATGGTGAACATGTCGGAGGCAGAGTTGAAGCCGAGAAGCTTCCAATGTGCGCCCATAACCTGCCCGAGGCCGATGGAAATGCTCTCGATTGCCGCTTCCTTGTCCAACGCCATGGCTGGCTTGAGAAGCACGTCCCAGCGTGATTGCTGCGAAGAAGGATTCGGGATTACCCCAGCCTTGGGATTGGCGAGCTTCAGAGCAACAGCCCGGTCGCGCACCTTGGGATCGCAGAGCCGCCAGAAATAATGAGCTTCGAAGCGGATCAAGGGCTCCTTCTTCCCGTCCACCGTGGCAAAGACAGCCCCGCCGGATTCAGTCTCGATGAATGCCTTTAGCGCCGCCGGTTCAAAGCCGCGCACGGCCGCGATCCGGTCAACCGCCATCGCGGTCTCCGCATTGATCATAGGGATGTTCCTTTGAAGTGGGAAAGTTGAGTGGCTCGACTGTTGTCAGCGACAGACGGAACCGGATCGCCTCACGCAAGTTTGATTGGCGAAGGTCCACCCTGAGACACGTTGACACGCTGTAAACGAAATGCTCATAGAATATCTACAGCCGTGGGAGCGTGTACCAAGTGCACGGGCTTGTGAGGTCTACTATGAACGCGATCGTCAAAGAGTTTTTCGTATGCGCCGCTTGGGATGATGAAGCCCAAGTCTGGTTTGTCGCCGAAACCGACGTCCCTGGTCTGGCTACCGAGGCTCCTACCCTCGATGCTCTTGGTGAAAAGCTCAAGGTCATGATCCCAGAGATGCTCGAACTTAACGGCGTTATCCCCCAGGCTCACGAATCTGTTCCGTTCGGCCTGACCGCTAAATTTGACGGCGCCACCGGCCATTGCTGAGGTATTCATGGCCGGGTTCACGAAGGCCGTTAAGGACATGCTTCGTGACAATGGCTGCGAATTCCATCGGCAGGGCAAAGGCGATCATGAGATTTGGTGGAGCCCTATCAGCGATACAAAATTCACCGTTGATGGTGATATCAAGTCTCGGCATACGGCTAACGCCGTCATGAAACAGGCCGGCATCGACCACAAGTTCTGACCAACGTCCCCCATGGGATGTTCCTTGTTGGGAGATCAGGGGAGAGCCGAAGCCGCGCGCCAGAGGTCGTCCGTCTCGTCAGACGTCAGCCCGTAAAGCTGGGCAAACACCGGCACCAAGGGATGAGCGCGGCGGAATGTGGTCGCGCCCTCGATGATGAGAAGCGCGTCCTGCCTCTCGTTGAGAGGAAGCTTGTCGACCATTGCGGCCATTGCAGCCGGGAGATCGCCAGTCTTGAGCGCGGCCCGACATTCATCGAACGTGATGCGGTCGGTCTTCCACAAGGCGCGGAAGAACTGGCTGGCGCTGATCTCGACTGGAACCGGGACGGTATCGACTGGTATTTCGGTGACGACCACCCAAACCCCAGAACCACGCCAAAGGGCATACTCCCCCTCGGAAAGCTCCGGCACGGGTGACCGAGTCCACGGCTCGAACACGCCATCGGCCTCGCCTATCTCTTGCGTCTCGCCAGTCCAGATACCGTTGCTGCCGATTTCATAGATCGTGATCATGATACCCTCACCCACCCATAGGGGCTCGATGGAAGTTTGAATTCGGTCAGCGGATCGTACCCGAGCGTGGTCCAGCCATCGTAAATGGTCACGAACGGGGTCGTGGTATGCCCAATGGCTAGATACTTGCCGTTGGGCGACCAGACTGTAGACATCCCCGCACCCGTGGGCAAAGTGCCGGGATCGGACTGCTTGACGGGTAGACCTGTCCCCAAATCATAATAGCCGACGAAGGGAGTGGTGTTGCTGGCAAACCCCAGATATCTATCGCCAAGCGACCAGGTCACACCTCGAACGCTGCCCGGCGGTAGTGAAGCCGGGTTCGCGAGTTTGATCGGAGTACCGGTGCTGATGTTGTAGATAGTGATAAACGGTGTCGTGTCGTGGCCGATCGCGAGATAGACCCCGTCGTGCGAAAATGCGACAGCGCGTCCGATGCCCGCTGGCAATGACGCAGGATCGGACATCTTTACCGGACTGCCCGTGTTCCAATCATAAAGCGCAATGTATGGACTGCTTCCGATGGATATTGCCATATAGCGACCGTCAGTGCTCCACGCCGCGCCCGTGCTGTTCGACCCGGGGAGGGAAGCCGGGTCCGAAATTTTGACGGGGGAACCGCTGTTCCAGTCGTAGATCGTGAGATAAGGGGAATTCTGATGGGCAACGACAAGATACCTCCCGTCTGAACTCCACGCTGATCCCACAGCAGTTGAAGCAGGCAGAGTTGCAGGATCGGAGATCTTGACCGGGCTACCTGTATTCCAATCATAGATGGTGACGTAAGGACTGGTGCCGTGCGTAATAACAAGATAGCGGCCACTCGGAGACCATGATGCCGAGGTGCCATCTGCTGGTGGCAGCGAGGCCGGGTTAGTGATCTTGACCGGCGAACCAGTGTTCCAGTCGTAAATCGTAACGAACGGCGTAGTGTCATGCGCAATGGCGAGGTATCGCCCGTCTGGTCTCCATCCTGCTCCGCCCCCTTCACCGGCTGGCAAGGTCGCCGGGTTCGTGATCTTGCTCGGGCTGGTCCAGTCTGGAATGTTGAACAGGGCCGAAAGTGCCGTATAGGCCGATCGTAGATAGGCCGCGCCGTCTAGCCTGAGGTAGCCGCTGCTTGGTGTGCGGAAGGTGTAGAGGAAGTCCCCGACAAGCTGGCCCACATCCGCGAAACTTAGAGTCGCTGAGCCGTCGGTAGACAGTACCTGGCCAGCCGATCCATCCACAGACGGAAGCGTGAATGTGAGGCTGGAGCCGATAGTATCCGGCGCCTTCAGACCGACATAGTTCGTGCCGTTGTCGGTATCTTCGGAGAACCGGATCTCCGTTCCTGCAGTCGCCGTCCCTGTGAGCGTAAGTACCCCGAGGGTGTAGTTGAGCCCCGAGGCCCAAGACGGCAGGCCGGCGACAAGGGCCATGAGATCGCCATTCGTGGCCGCTGCCAACCGGGCGAAGTCGCCGGCGGCGTCGATATACGGCACCTTTCCCTTATCGGCGGCGGACAGCCCTACAGCATGTGCAAACTGGTTCTCGGCATATTTGACAAAGCCGTCACCCGTCGTCGCGCCCTTGCGGCCGTAGAGATGCGCAATGACATCGTCCTTGACTGGCGCTTGATTGGCTGGGGTATCAACCATCTATTTCTCCATGCGAAGACGCGCCCGGTGAGAGCCGAGCGCGCGATTGCGGGTGTGTGTTGGGTTATCTCAGGCGGTAGAGCGGAGGCCTGACTCGACACGCTTGCCTACCCGTGGTTTCATTAGTCGGGGAGGACAACGAGATGGACGAAGATCGAGAAAAGATGGCGCTGAACATGCGTCTGATGGCCATCGAATACCAATTGATGCGGGTCTATAACCTAGTGCTTCACGTCGCTGGGGCGAACGAAGGGATGATTGCCCAAAGCGAGCATTCCGTTATCGATAGCATCGACAACGTGCCTATGGGGCAAGCCGATCCCGCGCGGTCTGGCCTACTGACTGGAGAGTTTCAAGACGCTCTCCATAGGCTTTTTCGAGACGCACGAGATCATCGATCTGGGAATGTGTTGGGCCGGCCGAAAGCAGAGCCATCAGAGCCGCCTGCTTCTGACGCTTGATCGTTGGATTGATCATCGAAAACTCCTTGCTGTGGTTAGCCGAACAGTCCGCCGAAGAGCCCGCCGCTGCTGGTCTCGGTGTCGGGGCTGGATGGATTGGCGTTGCTGCCGAAATAGCCTGAGATTTTGCCGTCCGGGCCGACTGCCTCGGTCACGCCGTACGAGTTGGTCGTGGTCGTATACCCGCCAGGCTGTGCCGTGATTGTCGTGCCATTATTAGCAACCGCAAACGTGCCCGGTGCCTGCGATCCACCGTAGATGCTGGCGATATTGTTGATCCCGCCCGCCATCTGCGTTGTAGGTGCCATAAACCCGCCACCTGAGAACACGTTGCTCAGGCCGCCATTCCGGGCGATCTGCTGACCAGCGAGCGCACCGACAAGGCCGCCAGCCGGGCCGAGTGCCAGACCGCCGAGAAGGCCAAGCCCGGCCGTCTCTGGCGACAGGAGGCCGGAAAGCATGCCCTTGTTCTGCGTTGCTGGCTTGGAGATCGTCGAGGGTACGGTATTAGTCGGCGTGACGGCTGCTTGCGTCTGTTGCTCGAGAGCTGGTGTTGTGGCCGGGCCTTCGACCACGGCGTTTTGATCCACGACACTCTGCTGGTCAGCAACCTGAATATCCTCGACGGCGGGCGGAGCGACAAAATCGTCGACCGCTGCCGGCTGGGCTGCAAAGACACCCGGGATCTGCTTGGCCTGCTCCACTTCGGCCAACTGATAATCGGAAAGCCCAACTGGCGCTTGCATCAGGCCCGGCATGGTGGGATTGAGCGCCTGATTGAAGTTTGGCGCTATGCCTCCAGTCTGCGTCGGGTCAATGGCTGCCGTTTGCTGGGCCTCGGCCGGTATGGAGGCTGTCGCGGGCACATTGAGAGATGGGAACGAATTCAGTTGTGCGTCTTCGCGAGCCTTTTGAGCGGCGTAGGCAACGTGGCCCTGCATCGCCTGCATCTCAGCAGAATTGACGCCAGTCGGCGGACCACGCTGTGCCGTCATACCGTCAGCAAAGCCAGATATGTCAGCCGGCGTCTGAGGCACGCCCATGAAGCTTGCGCTGGCGTTCGCTGGGTCGAAGAGGCCGGGCATCCGGGCTGTCTCAAATGTCGGGTCTTGTCCGATGCGGGACGTCTTGGCCGGCGTCGAAAAGCGCGAGGACGCAATATCAACCGACTGTTCTGTGCTCGGAGTGATGCTTGCGGTTTCAACGGAAGTCGGAACAACGGGATTGTCCGGCCCCATGAGCCCCGCAGTGAAGGAAGGATCGAAATCACTGGCGGCGGTCGGGTTGAA